GGTTGCGGAGAAACTAAGTTATGAAACTTGTGAGACCTGTGGAGAAAAGGGAGAATTAAGAACAAATATAGGTTGGCATACAACATTATGTGATAAACACTATGAAGAACATAAATCAAATATTCAAGAATAATAAACATCTGATGGACGAACCAGAAGTAATGGAGTTAATAGAGTATTGTCGAGAATTGGAAGGTGATGTTTTGGATGTTAAAATAAATAAACAATACGATAAGGAAGAGATCTTACATAATATTGTAAAAGAAATATATTCTAGTTGTCGTCAGTTAATTAAAGATGAAGAAGAATCCGTAAGATTTGGTGAGACACCAAGAGTTGATTTTGAGAAATCTATAGTTAACCTTAAGAGGTATATCGAAGATATAAATGTAACGTATAAATTTGGGTTGTGAAAAAAATAACATTAAGTGAAAATTGTTTTGGTGTTGATGTATATGTGGATGATGAATCTTTATTCATCCACGAATATGACAATAGAAATCCTGAAATGATTAGTGACCTACAAGACAAATTATTGGATAAATTAAAATCCTTAAAACATAAACTAGGTATGAATGATTGGACTGATATTGCCAACATAATTATCGATAAAGGGGATGAGTTCGAATACGATACTGAAAATTCAAGGGACTACGAACCTTGTGATCAGTGCGGAAATTGGAATCATAATCATACTTATATAAAAAAAGAAAATGACACAGAAAGTTAAATTAATAATGATTGAAGAAAAACCATATGTCGTATCATTAAATGATATTGAGATAGGGGATAAAGCAATTGTTACGGTAAATGGGCAATACCCATCAATTGTTGAATGCGAGAATGAGACGGTCTTAAATTTATTAACGCAGTCTAAATTATCTTCAACAAAATCGTTTAAGATCTTTATGGAACCTGAACACATAAAATTTACTTCAGAACAAATTGAAAAAATTCTTGAAAACGAAGGTTTGATGGATGTGACTTTAGAAGATGGAGTTTATAAATATAGTTTATAATGGCTTATATAGAGCACAATTTTTTCCCACTTAAGGTGTGGGTTCGAAACGAATATATGTATCAACATAAGAAAGGTCAGGGTGATCTAACACCAGGTGTTATTATATCTGTTAGGTGTATGCCAGGTCAAGCGGCTTTATTCCAAGTGTTGTTAGAAAATGGGGTACTAAGGGATAAATTACCAAGTCACGCTCTATTACACGAACCTGAGATCCCTAAAGATGATTTACCATTCCACTACTTACAGATTTGGAATTGTTTCTCATATAACTTCACCTTGTTACATTTATCGTACCTATACGATACAAAAGTTGAGGTCTTTATGAAAGATAAGAAGTTTTATTCAGGAAGTTATTATGGTACAATCAACTGGGGTTCAAACGATATGAATACGGACCTATCATTGGCTGAAGATCCATTAGAACATAAGAGTCATCATATTATTTTACTTGATAACGGACAAATTGCGTTACAACCAAATAATAGAATAAAATGGTCTGAACCAAGTTTTGTAACCAAACCATTCCCCGAAAAACCTGACTATTTGGTAAACAAGGATTATTATAATTGTGAGGGGTTTGATAAGTGGCATACTGAGGATAGCGATAGGATGTTCTATGATACAGAAAATGAATGATGAAAATATAACCGAATACGAATATAATCAAATGATTATTGAAATATTGGAAAAGAATATTGTCCTTCTAAATCTAAACTTAATAATGAGTTTGTTTGTTATTGTTGAGGTTATTTTATTAATGTTAGATTACATTTCATTTGTGTTTATGGTTTATGGTCCTTTGATGTTTGCGTTATTCAAGATTTGGAATAACAGACAAGAATTAATTGCAAATGGGATAACGATCCAATACATCCAAGATCTCAGAGATAAGAATAAGGAAGACAAAGATTTACCACTTTAAATAATTTATTGGATTATACTAGGACACTTACATAGACAAGGTGTCTTAGTATTAAAACAAAATGAATAAGATTTTAGAAAAAATGTATCCCCCGATTTGATTAAGTTGGGGGATTTTTTTATTTTTGTGGTATGTTAGTAGTTGAAGGTAAAACATTCAGTAAGTTTGTTGAGAAGAAGTCGTATAGAATAAAGACTTTCCTCAACTATTGTCCTGTTAATAAAAATTTATCGGGCGTTAGAACATATAACACTGACGATTACGCCTTATCTGATAATAAAGAAAGGTTTTATTCTGACTCATTATTGTTAACTGAGGAGGACTTTATTAAACATTATGGTAATGTACTTTCTGCGGTTCATTTTGAAAGACAAAGAGTTTTTATTGAGGAGTGTGAAAATAAAATCTCTATTAAGTATCAATACCAAACTAGAGACAGAAGAGTTGGGAAAAAATACTTTAGGGTAAGAAAAACAACAAGGTACCTCACATTCAACTTCAAAACAAAATTATTTTATTCGGGGGTCTTTTCTACCAAACAGAAAAAAATTATTAGTAGAACTATGAAAATAAACCCTACTAATGAGGCAATTTATGGATTGTATAGTAGTTTAGGTATTGATAAAGATATTAAACCTGACTTTTACTTCTTTAGTTTTTTTGAAAAAATTTGGGATAGATTGGGTATAACTAATGCCCAAGACTTTAAAACTGATAATATTAGAAATTTCTATACCCTAACCACCTATTTGGTAAATGGTGTTAAAGTACCTAATAATTGGAAGAAGTTCGGAGGAACATTTTTCTCAAGGGTTGAATTGCGTAAACACAATATGAATCTTGTTGATGCGATGATGAGTAAGATGAATCTCAAAGGATCCAAAGTTAAAAAGATCCTCAACGAGATTGAATGGGTTGCTTTCGATAGAATGTTTATGATGTATACTATGTTAGGGATCGATAGTTTTAACCAACTTCCGGATGAATTATTTGATGAACGATATAGAGTGGGTAGATCATACCCAAATCAAAACATAGAAGATCTAATTCCGGTTCCTAATTACGATGAAGAGGTGCCGGTTTCTGTTCACTATGATGAAGAAAGATGTGGTAGATATTGGTACTCAACCTCAAAGGAACAACAAAAAAATCTTATTAATGTATTGGGAAATGTTTTAACAAAAAAAGAAAAAGAGAGAATTGTTAAAATAGGTTTTCTGTGGGATGATAGACATTTTGATACCCTATATGAACACATAGCATTTAAGAGTGAACTTGAGAAATTGGGTGAAAAAGTAAGATTTAAATTTAACTCTGAAGCGGAATTTAATGAGGAACACGAGGAATTCAGTCGATTAATTGATTCATATAAAAAAGGTGAGGTTGAAAGATTCTATGGTGATGTTGATTCGTTAGAAACCCCAATTGAGTATGAAAATGAAACATATTATCCGGTGTTACTCCGTAAAACAAATGATTACGAAAAAGAGTCCCAACACCAAAGAAACTGCGTGAGAACTTACACTGAAAGACCTGAATGTTTAATATTCTCAATAAGAAAGGGATCCGTCGATGGTGATGATAGAATTACGGTGGAATATCAATACAGAAATAATGAATTAATAAACGTCCAAGAACGAGCAAGATTTAATAATGAACCTTCTTTAACATTCTCACACGTCGCAAGAATCCAATTGGTGAATATTAATTTATTGTATAAATTGGGAACTCTTAAATTACCAAAAATGATTAAAAAATATCGTAATGGTAAAGAGATTGAACAACAGGCGGTGTTTAATGAAGCCAATTTAGTTGGTGAAAGGGGTAGACTGATTAGAATGACACCAAGTTGGGACGTTACCACTACTGAATTTTCACCCTATTATGACCCCCTTTTTGAATATCCGTTGCCGGAATATAATGAAATTGAACCTGTAAGATACGATGATTGGTTAGCCGGTGACGATCTATTACCATAATAAAAAAACATAATATGAAAAAATTACTTTTTATTTCTCTTTTATTGGTATCTTGTGCTGGTAAAAAATACAAATACGAAATCAGAGGAAAGGTCTATGTCCCAACCTCAGGTATAAACCCAATGCACGATGCCATTTGGTATACCGATACCATATCGTTTGATGGGGACACTGCATATTATTTTAATAGTGATGGGAGTGAAGTAAGAATTAAACCTCCATTTAAAATTTTTAAATTAAATAAATGAAAACATATAAACAATTACCGATACCTGAAGATTCTGCTTGGAGTAGAAATACTTTATTTAGTAGATTACATTGGAGAATAAAATACTTTCTTACCGGTGTAAAAAACATTTTTAAATGGATGCCAACTATTTACCACGATAGAGATTGGGACGGTAACTTTATCCTAAAAATATTACAAAAGAAAATCGAGTTCCAAAGAAAGGAACTTGTCAATGCCAATAGACATATGGATATTGATAGAGATAATCGTTATATGACTTTGGCTCTTAACTTACTTGAAAGAGTTATGGAAGAACATTATCAATTAGAATGTATGGATTATTGGGACACTAATATTAGTTTTGAAGATGTACCAAATAAACCAGATCTAAAATCTATTGAGATTGAAATAACGGGTGAAAGATTTGATGAATACTTAAATAAGTATCCTTCTTCAGTTCGTGATGTTATCAAAAAGAATGGAGAACAAGTTGATAAAAAACGTTTATGTTTATTGGTGTCTTACCATAACCATAATAAAGCAAATAAACTTCTTTTCCGAGTTTTGGAGGAAAGGCTGGCTCAATGGTGGGATTAAAATTAGAACAAATTCCATTTGATAGTAATTGAAAAAATGATTAAATTTGTATCTCACAAGTAATAACCAATAAATAAAATATGAAGTAGTATGTTTAATAAAATTAAATTAGGAGGGTGGGGAGTCACCATACTAGTTATAATACATCTTTACGTTGTAAACTTATACACTGAGTTTATCTTAAGTAGGGAAGTATCGATCGAATTACAAATTGTGTCGACATTAGGAGTTTTGGTTAGCACATATTATATGTTTAAACTCATTTACAAATTTATTTATAACAATTTAAAAGAAAAAAAAGATGATTAGTACATTAATTTTTATTACAGGTTTAATTGCGGCAATCCTCATCGCATTAAAAACACGAGGAAGTATGTTTAAAGTTGAAACAGATCGATGGAATGATACCAGAGAGACATTTCAAGCGAGTTGGTTAATCAAGCCTATTGGTGTTTTCGTTTTAGGTTTAATTTTATCGATGGTTCAACCATTTGCCCTTGAAAAAGTAGATAGTGGATACAAAGGTTTAAAAGTTAGTTTGGTAGGATCTCAACGTGGTGTTACAAATTACCAATACAAAACAGGGTGGGTAGTTTATAATACTTGGACAGAACAGATGTTAGAGTTCCCAACGTTCCAACAACACATTGAGTATGATGACCAACAAGTAATCACAAAAGGTGGATTCCCTGCAACCATTAAACCAACATTTAACTACTCTTTGAAAGAGGCAAATATTGGGGATATGTTCGTGAATTTACGATTGGATGTGAAACAAGTAGAGCAAGGATGGTTGAAAAACGCAATTATCGGAGCGGTGAATGACGTGGCAAACACTTGGGAGGTTGATAGTATCTTTGGACACAGACAAGCATTTGAAGCATCTATCGTCGCTGAATGTAACGTTCGATTATCTAAATGGTTCAACGTATCACAATTACGTACAAACATCACACCACCTGAAGCATTACAAGAATCAATTATCGCTAAAACAAAGGCGATCCAACAAGCGGAAGCATCGGAACAACAAGCATTAACTGCGATTGCTGAAGGTAAACGTAAAGTTGCTGTAGCTAGAGCTGACTCTGCGGAATTAATCATTAACGCTTACGCCGCGGCACAAGCAATTAAGATTAAACAAAATCAAATTACACCAATGTATATTGAGTATTTGAAAGCACAAGCTTGGGACGGGAAATTGCCAACAACAATGGCAGGTAATAGTGGAATGTTTTTAAACTTAAATAAAAAATAATATGCAAACATTAATTTTTAATACAACCTTAAAAACGGTTAAAGTACTAAGTAATTATAGACACACAGGAGATGTTGTGGAATCTTTTGATAATGTCCCAACCGTTAAATGTTCTGAGTTAGGTTTTTACGAGGTAATGCAGAAAATGGATACAGAATCCTTAGGTGTAATCCCCGTGATGAGATTACCAATCTCAAATACAAATATGATTATTGTTAAATAATTAAACCAACCCCACCCCAATAAGGTGGGGTTTTTTTATATGTTAATTCTCATATAATGGAGAATATATGGTAGTTAACATATATTTATCATTATGAAAAAGATTGTAAAACTTACAGAATCCGATTTAATTAGAATCGTACAAAGAGTTATCCAAGAAGGTAAAACAGATAAAGGAGTTAAGGAAAAGGATGTTGACGTTAAACTCGATAGATTTCAAGAAACAATTAAAAACTTTATTAAATCACACGATTGTAAAGTAAAACAAGTTGGTAACGATTTTGAAATTCATTGTGATGGAAAACACGTTGGACAAGTTATGTTCCGAAAAGATGGAATAACCGTTAAAAAGGTTGGTAGTAAATTTGGTAAAGAATTTAAATTTAATGAACTTGGTAAAGTAAAAAGTGAAATAAAAGGATTGATCTAATGAAAATTATCAAACTAACCGAATCTGATTTAACCAATATTATATAATATTAATACCCACCCCAATAAGGTGGGTTTTTTATTTAAAAATGTTTTATTATATTTGTGATATGAGTAAGATAGATTGGATTTTAGAACAACACAAAAGTACGAATCATCAATATGATACGTATCTTCCGTATGAATTTCACTTGAGAATGGTTTCAAATGTTGCACAGGAATTTATTAATTTTGTGCCGGATAGAAATGATGGGGAAACTTCATTTAGAGGATCAGTACTTATTGCAACTTGGGGTCACGACCTAATTGAGGACACTCGTGTTTCATACAATGATGTGAAGAATCATTTGGGTCAAGATGCTGCCGACATCATTTACGCAGTTACCAACGAGAAAGGTAAGAACCGTAAAGAACGAGCAAACGACAAATACTACGAAGGTATTAGAAATACGCCAGGTGCGGTGTTCGTTAAGTTGTGTGATCGTATTGCGAACGTACAATACTCAAAGATGACAGGTAGTCGTATGTTTGAGATGTATAAGAAAGAAAGTGATAACTTCTTGACTAGCTTAGGTTTTGTTGAAGGGCAAGCACATCCCCTTGGTGAAATGTGTAATTATTTAGAAAACTTATTTAATGATTGATTATGGAAAATAGAAGTAGACATTACGGAGACGTTGTAAAATGGATTGAAAAGGTAATTGATTCTTGTGAGACATATCAACAAACATTAGCAGCTAAAATGTTAATAGTTAATTTTGGTAAACAAATGTCTCGTAACAAAGTTGATACTAGATTAATGTGGGGTATAAGATCTTCATTGGATCTTACATTAACTATTAAACGTGATAAATTGATAAATTGATAAAACTTGCGGAATGAATGGTAAACTAGTAAAATCACTTGGTGAATGGTTTGTTAAGTATGATAATGACGGACATATTGTACTTTACCCATTGTGCCCACAAACTTTAGTGTGGGCGAATAATCCATTGACCCAAAAGTTTATAAAAGAAGACATTGAGGTGGTTTTTTCTTTAATAGTTAAGGGTGAGTATTGTGAAACAAAAGAAATGTTGTTAAAAAACTATCAGGCAAAAATCACCTCCGTTGATCACGAAACAATATAAAGAATGATTGATTTATCAAAATACAAGATTATAAAATACGCATACCCCTTTTCTTCAGATGAATTAGGAGTAATGATATGGGATAAAATGAATGATCAAGAATCCAAATGGGCGATTCAGTTAACCTTGAAAGGTGTTAATGACACTGGTGGAACAGACACTGATTCTTGGGATTGTTTTTTTCTTGATGATAAGTTAAAAAATAAAATCGATGAGGTATTAGTTAAATACAATGTTCCGTTTGAGGTGGAAGATGAAACTCACTTACTTTTAGAAAATATTGATTTATTACCTATTACGCTGATTGAAAAGTTAGATAAATATTTAGTTGAAAATTTAAGTATTGACGATGTGTTGGATAGAATATCGGAAGTTGGACTTCCTAACATAACAACCTTTGAGAGATACTTTTTAGATAAACACAAAGATGACGAACAAGATTGATAATATAGAACAAATAAAAAAATTACTCAACTTCGAAAATAAGGGTGACTTTTATATGCTTTACGTTCTTAAACGTAAGAAGGACCAACCTGAGGGGGAAAGAGATAATCACCAGTCAGTTAGAACAATTAAATCATATTGTATTGAGTCCATTGAACATTTGGATCGTAGATACGATGAGATTAAACAACTTTGTGAGATGTTTAAGGCTCGTGCTTATATCCACGTCCAAAAACAAAATCATACGGACGTGTCATTGAATATGATGGTTGATCTTGCTAAAAGAATACAAGACGGTAATCATAAACAACAAGGTTTATTTGATTCTGTTGTGGGACAAGTTAAAACACAAGAGAAACGCTGGATTGTCGATATCGATACGACCGATTATCACGCTGTTACTGAAGTGACACAATTTATAACCAGCCTCAGACCTGAAGGTCCAAAGGTTGAAATGGTAATCCCAACTAAAAATGGATACCATTTAATAACTGCTAGATTTGATGTTAAAACCTTTTCTGAAAAATATCCGGAAATTAGTATTCAAAAAAAGAATCCGACACTACTTTATTTACCAAACGTTCTTTCGTGATATTTATGGGTATGATAGGAATATACAAAATTACCAACCCAAAAAATAAAGTCTATATTGGACAAAGTGTTAATATTGAAGAAAGGTTTAAAAAATATATTAAATTAAATTGCCCATCTCAAACAAAATTACTGAATTCACTAAAAAAATATGGTATTGATAGTCACAAATTTGAAATTATTGAAGAATGTTTGTTGGAAAACTTGAATGATCGAGAGAGGTATTGGCAAGATTACTATAACGTTTTAGAGGAAGGGTTGAATTTAATAAAAACCAAAACAGACACTAAAAGTGGTTATTTATCTGAAGAAACTAAAAATAAAATAAAAACATCCATGTTAGGTAAAAAAATACATAGTGATGAGTACAAGGAAAAGTTAAGACAAAGAATGTTAACAAACAACCCAAACAATATTGAGGGGGTTAGGGAAAAAATAATAAAGAATAAAACAGGAAAAAAACAACCTAAAATTTCTGAATCTAAAAAAGGTAAAAAACGTCCAGATATTTCTGGTGAAAAAAGTTTTTTTTACAAAAATAGACCCGCAAATGCTGGAACACCAAAAAAGGAAATTATACAAATTGACAAATTAACTAATGAGATTATCCAAATTTTTCCAAGTATAAGCGAGGCAATGAGAAAAACAAATATAAAAGGAATTAAAGATTGCCTATCAAATAGACAAAAAACATCTGGAGGTTTTATTTGGAAATATCTAAATTAATAATATAATGAAAATCAACAGACAAGAAGTTTATGATAAGTGTTCAGGTCATTGCGCTTATTGTGGAATTGAAATAACATTCAAACAGATGCAAGTGGATCACATAAAACCATTATATCGTAATGATAAAGTTGAGACACTTGAGGCTTGGGGTGTTGAACGAGGAACAGATGAGATGGACAATTTAAATCCATCCTGTTCTCGTTGTAATAAATGGAAATCAACATTCAGTTTAGAGATGTTTAGAACCATAGTCGAAAACTCTATCGATAGAATGGAGAGAGATACTCCTAATTTCAGATTAGCTCGTGATTACGGACTTATTGAAGTCAAACAAAATCCTGTGGTTTTTTACTTTGAACGAAAGAATTAGAATAAATACCGGTTGTCTGATTTTAAATTTATTAATATATTTGTATTATGGAAAAAGTTATTATAGAAAAAGATGCGGTTCGCAAATGCGTAATCTTGGAAAAAGACGGTGAGTTTGTATTTCGTTCAGGGCCAGGAGAGTTCCACGAAGATGTTGCAAATAGATTCAGAGGAATTGATCCAGAACTAAAGGAATGGAGAATTCGTGGTGGTGGTAGAGTTAGATGGTCTGATCTTGGTATTAGAGTTTACGGTTATTCGGTTGACTACGGTCGTATGGATAAAGATGTTGTTGAACAACTGGTATCAGAGTTTGCAAATGAAAATGGTATTGAATTTATAAATGAAACAGGAGAGGGTTATTAAAATGAGAAAGTTAGTATTTTTAATGGGATTATTCCTATTGGTGTCTTGTGAAAGAGAAATTGAAGTAACCGTCGAAAAAACAACTGAGGTGGAAGATATTGGTGGTCTTGAGTTTGAATATACCGATATGGATGTGTACCACATTCAAGAAATTGATGGGTGTGAATACATTTTAGTTAATGGAATGGATAATCGTGAACCGGCATTAACACACAAAGGGAATTGTAAATATTGTTTGGAACGAAACAAACAAAGGGTAATTGAGGTTAATGAAAAAGAAGAATATTAATATGAAAAATTTATTATTTATTACCTTAATGGTATTTGGATTGTTTTCTTGTGATATGCCTGTCAAAAAAAGAGGTAGAACGGAAAATATCTATTTACGACAATTAGTTAAAACGGATGAGGTAACGAAAGAGGGTTCCGCTAGTTATTTTTTAGTGATGGGATCGGCGTCTTATAGTGAGGAAGTTACCACTAAAATTAAATTGATGGGTAAAGTGAATGGGTTCTATCGTCTTATTGAGTTTGATTTTAAAGATGCGAGAATTAAAATTGATAACACAATTAATAAACCATACCTTTATATAACTTATCGAGATTATTATAATCGTAGTACAAACCAATTACTTGGTAGTGAGTGGTATTTAGTTACCTCATTCGTTATTGTATGTCCTGAGAAATATCTACCCGAAAAATTATTACCAATAAGTTTATGAAACCTATAGAAGAATATTAAAATGATTAACCCAACAGGAAATAAATTAGAAAAAATTTTATTCGAGATCTTCGATAAATCTATCGAAAACGCCGATATATATAACCATAACAAAAGTTTATGGTTAATCTTTACCAATGATATGAAGTGGGTTGTTGAATACACGGACACACAAACTCTGTGGTATAACTACCAATTCTTTAAGAATGAAATGGAACTTGTTGGTTTAGATTGTGTTACAAACAAAGACCTTATCCAAAAGTGGTTTGAAACAAGATTCCTTAAACCTAAGGTTGAAAAAACCATCCAGGATGGGGTAAAACACACCTTTTATCCAAATCGTGGTCAATGGGAAGGTGTTGAAGACACTATTCAAAATTGGGTGAAACACACCCATTTTTCTTTAAACCTATTAGACCCATCGTATCGTGTTGAAGACGCCATTAAAAATGGGGTGAAGAACACCGGAAGAAATTATCACTATACGAGAACAGTTGAAGATACCATTCAAAATGGGGTGAAACACACCCATTTTTCTTTCAAAAAGGTCAACACAATAATTGAAGACACTATTCAAAATGGGGTGAAACACACCATACAACACGATCAAGATGTCCTTTTGTTGGTTGAAGATACCATTCAAAATGGTGTGAAACAAACTAAAGGTACTCTACGACATCCGGCATTCGTTGAAGATGCGGTTCAAAATGGAGTTATACATACGCAAGAAATTGATTGGAACCGTGATATCGGACTGGTTAAAGACACCATTAAAAATGGGGTGAAAGACACCCAACGTGCTTTTGGTGAAAACAAATTACAAGTTGAAGACACCATTCAAAATGGGGTAAAGCACACATCATTAAAGCGTTTAGATCCATCGTATCGTGTTGAAGACGCCATTAAAAATGGTGTTAAAGAAGTGAAAGAAGTAAGTGAACTTAGTTTAGTAAGTGAAATATTTAAGGTTAATAGTAAAAGGGTAATTCAAAATGGGGTGAAGGAGACCACAACCAACAGATACCATCGTCGTAAGGAAGTTGAAGATACCATTGAAAATGGGGTGAAAAAAACTTCAGATAGACCTTTGGGGATAGAACTTGAGTGCATTAACGACATTATCCAAAATGGAGTGAAGTCCGTCTGTTTTGCTTATAATTGTGGCGATAATAGTGTTGAGGATATTATTGAAAATGGGGTGAAGTACGTTGATTTTGCTTTTGATCTTGGTTATTATGGTGATACTACGGTTGAGGATATTATTGAAAATGGTGAAAAAATATAGAAGATGAAAAACCCATCAGGAAATAAATTAGAGAAACTTATGTTTAGGTTGTTTGACCAAATGGTTGAAGGATCTGACAAGTATATAACAAAACAAGGGTCAACTTGGTTGATATTCACCGAAGAAAAAAAATGGATAACCGAATTTACGGAGTCAGGGACTTTATGGTTTAATTATAACTCTTTCCAATCAGAATTAGAATTAATTGGAAAAAAATGTGCGGATGAAACCAAAACAATATCCAAATGGTTTGAGTTAAGATTTTTGAATAAACCAACTATTGGACATACCTCACCTTACAAACACCGAGTAACAAAAAGAGTTGAAGATACCATTCAAAATGGGGTGAAAGACACCTTTGAAGCATTTGGGAGTTATGGCAGGTTAGTTGAAGATACCATTCAAAATGGGGTGAAACACACCGAGTCGTTCGACTTAGATATGATACGTGTCGTTGAAGATACCATTCAAAATGGGGTGAGACACACCGATATATTGGAATCAGGAAGAACAGATAGTGTTGAGGACACCATACAAAATGGAGTTAAAGAAACCAAACTGAATTGGTTCAAACAAGAAAGGATTGTTGAAGACACAATTCAAAATGGGGTGAGAGAAACCAGCGGTCGAGTGTGTAATGCGAAGGAATATGTTAAAGATACCATTGAAAATGGGGTGAAACACATAGGTCCACGACAATGGGACAATACTGAAAATATTGATAACGCAATTAAAAATGGTGTTAAAGACACCCGTCAGATAGATTGGGAAATAAACTGGTCGGTTGAAAATACCATTCAAAATGGTGTGAAAGACACCAAAGTGGTTGAATTTGACCACTTTAAAACGGTTGAAGATACTACCCAAAATGGGGTAAAGGAAATTTATAGTACATTACGACGAACTAAGCTCGGAGTTGATGACATTATTGAAAATGGCGTTAAAGTAGCTAAACCAATGGAGGAATGGGTCAATACCGAACGTATTGTTGATGAAGTCGTAAAAGATGGGGTTAAAGAAATAAAAGAGTTACCTGATAAAAGCGGAGAACTTAAAGGTTATGGTGATTACTATCATAGACAAGAAAATTGGACAAAACCACATACAGATTATGTTAAGGAAGTGATTGAAGATCATTACCATCATATGGGTAGAGTTGAAGGTATAATTAGAAATACGGATAAAGATGGGATTTGATAAGAAAATATTGGAATTGAGTAGGACGATCTACCAAACATCTGTTATGTCTCACGGGTCCAAAAAAAACCCAGACGAACAGATTGATAAAATTAGATCGATGATCCGAGAGTTTATTAGAATGGAAGTGGTTCCGTATGAATTAACAAATCAGGAAAAAATGACATTCATACTTGATAACGAATTGAAAATAACTGAAGCGGTTATGAATGGTCATAGCGCAAACGATGGAGATGAATTCCAAGCAACAAGGATTAAGATTAAAAAATTTAGAAAAGAATTAGGGATTATTAAAGATGGAAAATAAGGAAACAATTAAAGAAGTTGCTGAAAGATTAACTGAAAACGCTTATCGTGATGATGTGTGGGAAGAAGGTAGGTTAAAAAGAGTTGGTTATTACCAAGGAATAATTGATGGTATGTTATGGATGGAAGATCAGATGGAGTCCCTTAAAGATTTTAACACTTGGAAGGAATGGAAAAATAAATCAAAAGATTTGATATAATGAAAAATTTTGACTATTATAAGATGGTGATTGAAATGATTGATAAACTATACGAACACGAGGGATTCCAAGAATGGTACGATAGTTTAGACATTAGTGTTGAAGATCAAATTGAAAAAGATCTTGTTGGGATTGTGAAAAGAAGAATTAGTAAAAATAAAATAGAAGACAATGAAAATAATTAAAAGAAAATCGGCAAGTCCCATACAAACAATGTCAATATTCGTGATTCCCGCAATGACATACTTTATCCAAAGTTTAATGGGTATAGTTAACCCTAATAGAGAGTGGATATGGTGGGTTGGAATACCAACAATGGCGGCATTGTGGTTCGTGGTTAATTTCAAAATTAAAAAACAAGATGGAACAACAAAGTAGTACATTTGAGGGGATTTATGATGAGATAGTTGAGGATTTGAGAGGTAATTTAACTAATGAAGAATACCGAGAATTGATAACACTTGAGTATGTTCTAACCCAAGGTTACGATAAACCTGGTGACGAAGAAAGATTTAAAGAATTAAGGGTTAAAAAACGATAATCAATTTAGGGAAATACATAAATTATGGCAACAAACCCAAAACAAAAAAGATTATGGATTAAACAGGAGAAGCGAATTGTTCGTCTTCTGTATAGAAAAGGATTACTTTCAGATTTTAAGGTATCTGATTTTTATTGGGCTGAATATCATTGGTCAAATAAAAAGAAGTATAGATCAAAACACAGTAAATACAGATATCCTGTGTATATGCCTGAAGTTCATTATGGAACCACCGATTATTGGGGTGAAAGTGATGAACATAGTATTGTGGATAATATTTTACAAAGTTTATTTTGGGAAAACATTGATAACGAGAACTGGGACTCAACTTCAGGAGAGTGGCCAAAATCGACATTCCCAAGAATGAACCGAGAACAATTCATTAAGTATTTGAGTAAATTACCTACAAAGGTAAACAACAATAAAATAAATAAAATCTTAAAAACACAGAACATAGATGAATAATTTAGACATAAAATACCAAGAGTTACTTCAAGACATTTTGGACAATGGGAGTACTAAAAGTGATCGTACTGGTACTGGTACCATTTCAGTATTCGGTAGACAGATCCGTCATAAAATGAGTGAGGGGTTTCCTTTACTTACAACCAAGAAAATGGCTTGGAAAACTATGGTGACCGAGTTATTATGGTTCCTTCGTGGTGATACAAATATCAAATATCTTGTTGATAACGGTTGTCATATTTGGGATGGTGACGCTTATAAGTTCTTTAAGAATAGTTTTCCTATAAAAAAATCTAATCCACCAAAAGATTACATCAATGAAGATGGTCAGTTATTGACACAAGAAGAATTCATCAACAAAATTAAAACAGATGATGAGTTTGCTAAGAAGTGGGGTGAGTTAGGCCCAATTTATGGTAAGCAGTGGAGAGGTTGGACTTCGACAAAGGCTGTTGAGTTTGATGAGGATACATTTGTACCTATTAAATACGAAGATGTTAGAGTTAATGACCAAATCCAAAACCTAATCAACGACCTTAAAACAAACCCAGACTCAAGACGATTGATGGTCAATGCTTGGAATGTTGGAGAATTAGACCAAATGGTTCTTCCACCTTGTCATTATGGATTTCAAGTTTATACAAGAGAGTTGAGTTTGGAAGAAAGAACAAAACTTCTTGTAAATAAAAGTGATAATAAGAAAGATTTCTATGATAGGAATGGAAGATTAATTGTTGAGGATGAATCTGTATTAAATGATTCAAATATTCCTAAACGAACAATCTCTCTAATGTGGAATCAACGTTCAGTAGATACATTCTTAGGATTACCATTCAACATTGCATCTTATGGTTTGTTATTGGAAATAATTGCGAAAGAAGTGAATATGGTTCCTGATGAATTGGTTGGTAATTTAGGTGATGTTCATTTGTATTCAAACCATATCGAACAAGCAAAAGAACAGATTGGTAGAGATTTGACTGAAGATGAAAGATATGAATTAGTAACTCAACAGATGAGTAAATTACGGGCTATTACAGATGAGGATTACATTAAATATAATATTCCAAATAGAACAAGAGAACCATATCCACTACCCTTTTTAAAACACATGAAAACGTATGAGTTCTACAAATCTTTAAGTGAGGATCATTCACTATTCCACCACCTAAATCCAACAGATTTTATGGTGGAAAACTACCAATCACACCCAAGTATTAAAGCACCCTTATCAAATTAATATGGAAAATCACAATGTTTGGTTTAAACGATGGTTTAATCCGACACTTAGAAAAATATTCAAAGTAGAAATATGTTCTATAATAATGGACAATGAAGTCATTGGTTATGGGATCAGAAAATATAAAAAGTTATGTTAGGGTTAAGAAAGGTTGATGGTGGCACGAGAGATGTTAGTTGGAAAAATGATTGGATGGAGTTTTATCCCGGGTTCCGTAAGTGGAATGTAAGATACCTACCAAGTAATGGTTTGGATTGGAAATTGGATTTTTCTTTTATTTGGGGTCAGTTTTATTTAAAATTTAAAACAAACCGTCCGCCAAAATATAAGGATGAAACACCTACATATGGTTTTTATTTTTATTCGGTAGGTAGTTGGTTTCCTGATTCATTATGGATTTATAGGGGAACTAAAAAAATAAAATGTATTGATTTACCTTGGCAATATGATTGGATAAGAACCTCCAAATACCTAAAAGATGGGACTTGGGCCAACCACACTAAAAAAAACAAAATTGATTTTTATAGTGAAGAATGGAAAGAAAAGATTCATAAAGAAACCCATAAGTACTATTACATTCACGATGAGTTCCAAGAGACAGAAGCAACTTGTGAGTTAGAGGAAAGAGAATGGAGACCATTAATGTTTAAGTGGACACGACTTTTTAGAAAAGTAAAACGAAGTATTGATGTTGAGTTCAGTAAACCTATTGGTAAAGGTGTTACTTCATATAAAGGAGGCGTTTATGGTACAGGACACAACATTAAAAAAGGTGAGACAATTAAACAATGTCTCAAAAGGATGATGAAGGAAAGAAAATTTTAAAAAATATGAAAACAATTAAGATTAGATTTGTAAAAAATAGTGATGAATCTTATAATATCCAAAGAAAGGGATGGTTCAGATGGAAGTATCTTGGGTACTCGGTTGATATGGGATATGGTGGTTTTTACGCATATTATAATGGTAAAACAAAAGAAGAGTTACTCAAAGAAGTTTTAGATAAACATTACCAAGTATGTAAGAAACACGTTGAAATTATAGAACACCCAACAATAAAAATTTATTAAAATATGAAGACAAAAGTATATTCAGCATTCCCCGGTGTAGGGAAGACGACCTACTTCAACACTACAGATAGAAATGTGTTGGACAGCGATAGTTCAAAGTTCGATAAGAAACATTTTCCTGATAACTATATTGAACACATTGAAAGAAACATTCAGGATCCAAAGGTGGATAAGATTTTAGTTTCATCACATAAAGATGTGAGAGACGCACTTCTTAAGAAAGGAATCCCATTTGTATTGGTTTATCCAAACAGAGACATCAAAGATGAATACATCCAACGATATAAAGACAGAGGAAATAACGATGCGTTTGTTGACTTATTGGAAAAAAATTGGGATAATTGGATGGACGAGATGGATCAGATGGAAGCACCAAAAGGTCAAACATTATACAAAGTTAAATTAGAAAAGGGTCAGTATTTGGCTGATGTAATTGATTAAAATGGAAACACCAAGTATAGAGATTTTCAATGATATGAAACAAGCTGCAACTCAAGTATGGGAAACATACGATAATGAGTATGGGTATGTGGATGAGAAGTTAAACTACGTTAATGGGTTAAATAATATCCAAGACAACGCGATGGTATTTTACAGAATGTTTGATTGGGAGAACCAAAGAAAGTTCAAACAACTTGTAAATGAAGAAACATTAGAATATATAAAAAACAATCAATAATAAATGGATTACGGAAAAGAGTTTAGAAGTTTCGCAAAGAGCGAAGGAATTAGTTCACTGGCGTTGGATCAGTTTGAGAATGGATTAACACCATATATTTTGGAAGAGAGAGAAATGAGAGTAACTCAAATGGACATCTTCTCAAGATTAATGAGAGATAGAATACTTTGGTTGTCAGGTCCGGTAGACCAACATATGTCAGACATCGTCCAAGCACAATTATTGTTTTTAGATTCGGTTGAAAAGAAAGACATCACCCTTTACATTAATAGTCCTGGTGGATCTGTTATGTGTGGACTTGGTATTGTGGACTTAATGAACTACGTTAGTTCAGATATCGTTACAACAAACTTGGGTATGTGTGCGTCAATGGGATCTGTTCTATTATCATCAGGGACAAAAGGTAAAAGATCGTCACTTATCCACTCAAAAGTAATGACCCACCAAGTTAGTCACGGAACACGAGGAAATATCCAAGACACTCGTATTGACCAAATGGAAGGTGAGAAATACAACTACATCTTATTTAAGATATTAGCTGAGAATTGTGGGAAAACATTCCAAGAAGTTTTAGATTTCTCATCAAGAGATAGATGGTATACTTCAGATGAGGCTTTATCTTTTGGGTTAATTGATGAGGTTATTGGTGTAGATAACAGCAAAAGTATTACGAACTACTTAGATGGGTTTGAAGAATACTATAAAAAAGAAGTAATGGGTGTAAAGTAAATATTTACACACATTACTTCTTAATTAAATTTATAATATGGAAAAAGAAATATTAAAAGAAACCGTGAGTAAAGAAAAGCCGTCACCCACAAAAAAAAGAACTTACAAACCAAGGAAGAAAAAAACTGAAAATAAAAATACAGAAGGATCAGTTGTTGATGATATGGTTATGAGATCTGGTGAAATCCATTTACCAAACTCATTTAAAAGAAGAAAAGAAGTTGGATCGTATAAGATCGGAAGATCTTTCCAAATATACTTTGAAAAGAAACCAAATCCTATTCACAGATTTTTTTCTAAATTATTGTTAGGTTGGGAATGGCACGACCAAAAGTAATACGAATACACGTTAATCAGCACCACGTCAGGTCCAACAAAACTAAAGGAACTGATCTACCTGTCATAACCATTAAAGAAGGTAAAACTAATACCTATTGTAATGAGGTGGAAATACTCGGACCAAGTAAGGTCATATATGGAGGTTCTGGTTGTGATACCAAACCAATATTGAGTTGTGGGGCGAGAGTCGTTATTGAAACAACAAGTGAGATAAAAATTATATCATAAAAAAACCCCTCCGTTAAGAGGGGTTTTGTGTTTTACTTAAGTAAGTTGTAATATTCTTTAAAGTGTTTGATACGATCAGGTAATCCGATTGTCCCACCATTCACTCTTTTAGTTACTGCCGTTACCGTAGCATCATCAGCACCTTTATCACAGATTGACCAAAGTTTATTTGAGTCAAAGAAGAAAGCGGCTGAAGCTAAAGGGTATTTTGTTGCAACTAAATCAGGATTTGCAACACAATCCTCACCAATGAACTTAGTAAAGTTTGTGTAGTTTGATTTACCTGTTAATTGAATGTAACCACGACCTCTGAATTTAAAACCTTCTTTAGTTGATTCATCACCATTACCCATTCTCGATGCGTAAACACGAGCAGCAATCTTTTCAGGTTGACGAGCGTAAGATTCGTTTAAGTTACCAGGGAAGTACTTACCAAAAATCTTTTTTAATCCATCCGCAGAGTAATTCAAGTTCTCACTAACCGCTTTGAAACCAGCTGATTCGTGACCACATTGTGCCAAGAAGTGAGCCAATCTTAAGTTGTTTGTGATGTTAAATTTCTTTGCAGTGTCAGGGATCTGTGCAATAACTGACTCAGGAATATGACCCTTCAATTTCTCAAGATTCAATGAGCCACCACTTGGGATAACAACATCTTCCTTAATTACTTCAGGTTTTGATCCAAACATTTTAGACCAAGTAGCGTCACCAACAATTCCGTCAGCTTTTAATCCGTTAGCTGTTTGCCAAGCTTTAACCGCGGCTTCAGTTTTAGGACCGAACGTTCCTATCGCTTCCACACCTAATTTTACTTGGAGTTTTTTTACATCCTCTCCTTTGGATCCATTTTTTAGTATCATAATATTTGATTTTTCTATAAATAGTGAATCGATTTATAAAGTAAAGATTTAATAGTAAAAAAGTTGTCGGTTTAATGGTATTGAGATACTTATTAGTAAAATGGTCTTAACACAAATAGATAAAATTTTAAACACTAAAACTAAAAAACTACGAAAATGAAATTAATTAAGGGGTTAATCCTTACAATGTTATTATCACTACCTTTTATAGGGTTATCACAAGTACCTTCAGCACCATCTAATGGTTTGTGGGGTATCATTGCGTCTCAATATCAGATTGGGACTTCAGCACAAGGGTCAACAACCGCCAAAATTACACTACAAAATACAACCCTAACAAAATTCGCTGGGGTTCAGCTTAGAGTATTTTATGATAAGGTAGCATTTACAAATGCAACGGTATCTTTGATAGGATCAACAACAAACTTAGATCTTCAATATGTGACTAACACTGCGAATGGTTACATTACAATGACATTAAGTTACACTGGTCCAAGTTCTACGTACACTATACCAAACGGTGAAAAATTCTTAATCACATTTACTCACGCTCCAGCATCAACATTTAATAACTTATCAACAATAAGTAACTTAACTTGGACAGGAGTTCAAACGTTTACACCATACGCCGCAAAACAAGATGGTATGGATACAACTTTGAGTGTTCATAACTATGGTGGTGTGTTTACACCTGTAAACTTTGATTACCACGGAACATTTACAAACGTAACTGGTACAGGAGCTAAAACATTAACTTTAGCGTTAGAGAAAAAACCATCAGGTGGATCAACTTGGACACAACATTCTGTTTATGTTACGGATAATAACGGAGACTTTAATATTTCGGTTCCATTGGATACGACATATTGGGACGTTCGTTTAGCTGTTAAAGGAGATACTATGGGTGTTGGTAATGTTGTATCAACAACAGATGCTCAATTAATAAACCAATGGGTTTTGGGTAACGGAACAATGACAGGGTTTGATTACTATACTGCAGATGTTAACGGATCTAACAACACAACAATCTCAGACGTTTGGGGTGTGTTTGGTAGAGTTTCAGGAAGATTTACATCTTGGCCTAACAATACAAAAGATGTTAAATTCTTTACGTCAACGGAATATACGACAATTAATGGTTCGTCAACTAACTACACCTCATCAATTGCTGGTGTAACTAACTTTACATTTGATATCCTACCGGGTCAACCTGATTCAGTTGTTTATTATGTGATGGTACCGGGTGATGCAAATGGGACAGGATATAATATGGCTCGTATAACCCCTATTGAGGTAGTGGTTGGTCCAATACCTGGTTTAGAAAATCAAATATACAATGTTATTGACACTAAAGTGGAATACGATTTCCCAACACAATCTATTGAAATAAATGTTCCTAATATCTCAGTTCAGGCTGGTAACTTAGTTGAACTTCCTGTGAGTGTTATAACAAATGGAATTGAATTAAGTTCATTACAATTTGGTTTGAAATACAATGACACCTTATTACAATTTAAAGGTATTACATCATCAGCCGAGGCAATGAAATGGATTTCATACGTTAACCCTAACGACAACGAGATTGAATGGGGAGGGTTTGATCCTACAAATAATGACAACACATTAAAAGATGGTAATCAAGTTGTTATAATACAATTCTTGGCGTTACAACCACAGAACTTATGGGATGCAAGTCCTTTGTACACTAATAGAAAATTTGCTGGAACTACATACTCAAGTGATTTGTCTTTAACACCAACTAACGGAATCCTTCAGGTATTAAAAATGGAAGGTGGAAACATCTTGAACGATAACAATATGGAAGTATATCCTAATCCATATCAAGACGAAGTTACAATCACATTCAAAGTTGAGGAGACAACAAACGCAACACTATCGGTATATGATTTAGTTGGTAGAAAGTTAGTTACAATATTAGACACACAAATACCTGATGGGATTTATAACTACACTAAAAACTTAGGTGAGTTAGAACCAGGGGTTTACATAGTTAAACTTAGTGTTGAGAACGGAGTTCCATCATTCGAAAGAATAATTAAACAATAAATAAACAAACAAATAAAAACAAAAATGTCAGAAGAAGCGCAAGAGACCAATGACGGAACTTGGTCAGGGTTGAAAAAAACAATCATCGGGACTTTAACTACCGTAATTGCTGGTGGTGGAGTATGGGTGAGTACATTATTATTCGGAGGTGGAGATGAATCCGCTGAGGAAACTAAAACTGAACAAGTAGCACCGGCAAGTCAACCTGTTATTGTAAACGTTCAACAAAATCAAGAGAATAAACAAAAAGTTGAAAATGGTGGAGGAACTCACGTAATTGAACGAGTAGTTGAAAAACCGTCAACAACACAAGCACAACCTGAAAAACCAAAAAAGGTTGAAGAAGAATCTTGGTAAATTAATAAACAAATAAATAAAACAAAAATGGCAGAAAAGAAAACAAAAAAGAAATCATTCTTAGTAAGAATGTTTATGGATCAAAATGATATAAACGAAAAATCAATAGTAGGATTTGGATCATTTTTAATGATGGTGGTGTGTCTTGGTGTGGATATTTGGACTGGTTTTCACGGACAAGAAATGCCAATTAACCAATTCATCTATGACGGATTTTTGTGGATTACTTTAGGTTCTTTTGGTATTGCATCTGTTGATAAGTACTTATCGGGTAAAACTGCAACTAAAGAAGAAGAGGAAGAAATCGGATAATGAAAAAAGTAGTATTCATACTATCAATATTTAGTTTATTCAGTTGTAAAACAACACAAGCTCAGCCCCCACAAACCAGTGGGGGTATTGGTTCTGTGAAAACTGAACAATATCAAGCTGAATTTGAGAAGAAGCAATCTATCAATGATGTGTCAGATTATACTGATACAATACAAGTTCCCATCCAATTATTAAAGATTGGTATTAATGAGGAGTTGTATGAGTTATATCCTGAACTTAAAGACAAACGAGTTGGTTTAGGTGTAACAAACATTGTGATTGAGTATTTAGAGTATACGGGTAGATTTGTTTTTACCGAAGAAAAAGAAGACATCAAACAACGAATGATTGCTCAGGACAAAGCTTCTGATAAAGGAATTTCAGTTAATAAGATTGATGTAAAAGGAAATGTAATCTTAGCAAAATACTTTGTATACATTGAGGTATATGACTTCAGTGTATCGGAGGATGAGGTTGTTAAAGTTAACGGACAACAGACAACAACACAAACAACACGATTAGGATTACAAATTAAATTCGTAGATGCTGAGACAAGTCAAGTGATCGTTGGATCAGGATTGGGTGAGGCAAGTACGGTAAAGACCTCAACAATATTGGGGGACATCTCAGATGATGTTAAATTTAACCAATCAACTATTGGTATAACAACAAAGAAGGCGTTAGAGACAGCATCTTCAAGAGTGGTGAGTCGACTTATCACAAAAGGAGTATTTAAAAATTGAAACTAAATGTATTCATATTATTGTTTTATTGCGTGTTTGGGTTCTTTAACCTGAATGCGCAATCTTACAATTATAGTTACTCTGATCCCTGTACGGGAAATCTTAAAACTATAGTCATACCGATAAATGGAAACGTAATAGTTTCATACTACGGTGAAACGGGATCGTTTAGTCAAAACGATTTTACAAACGGGACATTTGAATCTTGGACTAATAACATATTTTCACAATATGGAACAAATAGTCCTTGCTCTGAAATAATAGGTTTGGGTACGGCAATTAACATAACCCAAGGAACAGCATTAAACGTAATCGGAATTCTTAATTCATTATCCACAATCTCAGATTTAGCGGGGGGATCCACAAATTTAATAGGTGGGTCTGTAACTACTATTAATAATACAGGGAATGGAAATTCAAAGGGTAACGATAAGAAGGGGAATAAATCCCAAAATGGAAGTGGAAATAATACTACAAATAATAATACCACAACCAATAATACTCAAAATCAAACGAATGGAACAGGTAACTCTACTCAAGGAGGTACAACCACTTCTGGAACAAATGAAGGAGGTACAAACGGAGGAAATGGAACCACTAGTCAAAATGTTGGAACTCAAAATCCAACACAAGCAGGAGGAACTACAACTCAAGGTGGATCAAATGAAACTGGAAATCAATCGACTAACCCGACTATAAATGGGGGAACTCAAACAACAGAACCAAATGGTGGTGGTCAAACAACTGAAACACCAATAAACAATCAAACAACAAGTGGAAATGGAAATAGTAGTAGTGAGCCTGGGAATGGGTCTAATGGTGGGGCAGGGAATAACGGGACTGGTTCGGGAAGTAATAAACCTGAGGAAAATAAAACTCCTGAAACAGGAAAAGAAGAAGGTGGACAAACAAATATAACAGGTGGTGCAACCACAACGGTAAAGGCAACCCCAACTAGTAAAGAAGGTGGTAAACCCACAATAGTCGCTAGTGGTGACTTTGTTGGGTTTAACTTTAGAGATTCTGAAGTGAATACAGGGTTAAAAGTAACAGGTGGGTATACTGCAATGAGATGGGATGGTAAAAGAAGTTCGGGGGTTTTAGGTGACTATACTTCAGCCCTTAGAGGTCCTAATATAACTGCGTTCTATGCTTTTATTAGACCTAAATCAATTGTGATTGGTTCTGGAACACTAACCATTGGGTTTGAAGGTAATAAGTCATTATACGGTACGGTAGCAATAGGACAAATGTTTACGTTTAAGAAACCTAAATCTCTTAAACTTCTTTATATGGGGACGGTATCTTATGGAAATGTTTATAGAGAATCATTTTTGGGGACTGCATTAATTGTTGGGGGGACTTACGATATGAGGATAGGTAAACGAATAGATGTTAAATTAATGAATTTATTTGTTTACGCTCCGTATGTTAGTTACTATAATGATGTTGTATTGAAATCTCCTTATGTGATGTTACCAAGTATTGGTACAAATATTAAAATTACAAAGAAGTTCAAATTCAACATAAACGCAGGTGGTGCTTGGGATTTAAAAACAAGTGCTTTAAATTATACGGTAACGTGTGGAGCAAGAATGTTAGTAGGACAATAATAACAATAATGTTATTTGTGATTCCGTTTATGGGGTTTACTCAAACCTTTACATATTCGGGATACATTTATAATGCGGATGGAACAGGCGCGGTTAATGTACCTGTTAAGTTGTATAAAAGAACAACACCGGTAATGAATGGATTTACCAATCAACAAAACTTTAATGGGCACTCATATTATAGATCAACAGGGTCAATGACTTGGACGGACGCAAGACAAGCCTGTATTAATATGGGGGGACATTTAGTTACCTCAACATCATTAGCCGAAAACAATTTCCTATTCAGCCTTTGGCCAAATGGGTGGATCGGATTAACCGATGAGGTCAATGAAGGTGTGTGGAGATGGGTTACGGGTGAACCTTATTCTTGGTCGTATTGGAATAGTGGAGAACCAAACAATGCCGGTAACGAGGACTACATTCAATTCGTCGGAGGAGGTAGATGGAATGATTTACCTAACACATCATTACCATATGTTTTGGAGTTTGAATATATTGTGACTTTTACCCCTTGGGTGTTACATCAAACGGTTTACACTAACTCATCGGGGTACTATAACTTTTCACAACCGACAAGTCCTGCGGTTGAGTGGTACATACAATATGATGCTCCAACACCGGTAACTACACTACAAACTACGGATATGGTAGAAGTTTCTAAATTAATATTAGGTGTTACACCAATTAAAAGTATTCATTACCACAGATATGATGTGAACTATGATGGGAGAATAAACGTTGCCGATCAAAATTATATTAATCTTAGACGATATGGTTTATTAGGGGGTTGGATTAATATGAGTCCATCCAGATTATATACAACCGCACAATACACAACATTAACGACAAATACATCAGATCTAAGATCAACAATACCTGGTGTGTCATCAATAACAATAAACTCACCTGTAAGTGGGGGATCACAAAACTATTATCTGATCGCTCCTGGGTATAAAACAACCGTATCATATTAAAATGAAAAATTTATTACTAACATTATTATTAACATTACCATTATTTGTTTTCAGTCAGAAAGCGTTAAGAGATTCCGTCTACATTAAAACAGATATGTTTGAGATTGTTTATTCTGAAAAATTACAACAACCAAAGTTCATTCGTTATACGGTACAATGTCCCAATGGATCCGCACCAAGAAAAGGTATGGATTTCTATACTTGTGATTCGATACTGACATCTGACGATAAGGATTATGCGAACAACCCATATGATAAAGGGCACTTAGCGCCCGCGGCAGATTTCAATTGTACTAAAGAATTACTATTCAAAACATTCACATACTTAAATTGTTCACTACAACAAGAGAACTTAAATAGAACTACTTGGAGATTGTTAGAGGTTAGAGAAAGAGAATTGGCGAAGACAAATAAAAGTGTGATCGTTGAAATTCGTTGTGTTTATTCAACCAAATCAATTGTGTTACCAACAGGAGCTACGGTACCTGACGGATATTATAAGACAATTAAATACGGAAACAAAATCGAGAAATACTATTTCAAAAACGAGAAACCATCAACAACCGACTTTACTAAATACCAAATTAAATTATGAAAAATATAATCTTACTACTTGGTATGTTACTACTTGGTAACATCGCTAAAGCTCAACAATGTGTATTTGTTGATTCTGTATACTCGACTGCGAAATTAAGAGAACTTGGTAATAGAGATATTCGTTTTGGGGTTAAACAAATTGTTGAGGATGAGTTATCTGAAAAATATTGTTTATCAGAACAAGGGGATAAAATAGATGTTGAAATTTACTATTTTGGTTTACCTAAGACAACCATAAGAGTTGTTGGTGTTGAAAAAACAAATACAATAACTCAAGTTGGAATTAAACTTCATTATAAAGGTAATTGTTACCAAGGGATGGGTGAGTCAGACACAGAGATTAGAGCAATTATTATTGAAGTTCAAGAGGGATCGATACCTTTTGAGAAGATGACATTGTCTTCAGCATTGAAGAAAGCAATACACGACGCAGCAATTAAATTACCGTGAGAATATGGACACTCTTACTGGTTATGTTCACTTTCACACCAATATTTGGGCAAATAAAAATAACGGATGTTGGTGATGGATGGAAAGGGAAAGTCGAACAAGCGTTAGATACAATACAAAAATACGATAAAGAAAAGTACTACCTTATTATGGAAACGTGTAAGGTAGTTGCTTTTTGGAATGGGGGATTCTCAACCACAGAATCAGATAGTGTTATCACAATACCATCCAAAGAAATGAATAATGGTAATATCTATAACATTTCGGCAATCCTCGTTCACGAATCATTACATTTATACCTCCTAAAAACTAACCTTAATTTGAACCCAAATGTGGAGGAAGTCATTGCGTACCAACACGAATTGGAGTTTTTAAAAAAAATACCTTACGTTGATAAATGGTTGATTGAAAACGCCAAAAACAAAATACAATTTTATACAAAACCATAGTTGATTTGGTGGTGTTAATGTGGTATCATTAATAACAAACTATAGAAGATGGAAAAACCCGACAACGTAGCAGATAATCCTGGACTATTACCATATGGTAGTAATGTTGGGGCGCCATCTATTAAACTGACCGACATCCAAAGTTGGAAAGAACCCAGAATAATGGATCTTAATAAACAATTTATTGATAGATTTGAGGAATTAAAAAAAGAGTATCAGAAACTTGTTGATGAATACCAATGGAATGATTTGGTTTATCAATCAAAATTTACTTTTGAACCAGTAATTGGGAAAATTTACCACCTTTATGTTGGTAACAACCAAAAAAATTTCCTATCTTTGATAGAACCAAATTTTTGGGATAAAGAACACATTGGATCTTTTAAGTATAATCACGACAATAAATGGATTAAAATATGAAATTAACAATTATATCGGATACTCACGGAAAACACAAACACATTACAGGTGATTTACCTGGTGGTGATTTGTTGTTACACGCTGGTGATTTAAGTTCTATGGGTTACGAACACGAGATCCGTGAGTTTGCGTCTTGGTATAATAAACTTGACGACTACGGACACAAAGTATTCATTGCTGGTAACCACGATTGGGGTTTCCAAAACAACGTAGAGAAAATCAAAGGTATTCTCACTGAATACAAACACATTGATTACGTACAAGACGAGTTAATTACAATACAAGATGGTGATGGACCTGAAGTTAAAATTTGGGGATCTCCTTGGCAACCTGAGTTCTATAATTGGGCGTTTAACTTACCTAAAAATGGTGAAGAGTTGAAAGCGGTTTGGGATATGATTCCTGAAGGGATAGACATCTTAATTACTCACGGACCAGCTTGGGGATTCTTGGATGACGTTGAAGGTCGTCGAGGACAACACTTAGGTTGCGAATTACTTGCAGAACGAATCAAACAAATCAAACCGAAGATTCACATCTGTGGTCACATCCATAGTGGTCACGGACATTATTACGACGGACACACACACTACTTCAATGCGTCTGTGTTGGACGAACGATACCTTTATTCTCACTTGCCGTGGAATATTGATTGGAATCCAATAACAAATGAAATTAAATTTTTATAATGGAAAAGGCACATTTAGTTGAGAATAGAATTTTTATGGATAAAAGAGGAACCTTTAGTCCGTTAGATCTTACTAAGTTAGATAAGAATTGGGTTCAAAGTAATGTAAGTGTCAACCCCCAGAAATTTACGTTAAGGGGGTTGCACTTTCAAAAGGACGAGTACGCTCAAGCCAAACTAATAAAAGTCATTGGTGGTAAGATATTGGACTTTGTGGTGGATCTTAGATGGGTATCTGAAGATTATAATAAAGTATTTTTCTTTGAGATGAACGAAGGTGATGAGATATATGTACCAAGATACTTCGCCCACGGATTTATCACTATAGAAGACAATACTATTGTTCAGTACTTAGTTGATAATGATTATAGTCCTGAGAACGAGGGGGTGAAAGTTTGGTCTGACTATCCTGAGATATATGGTAAAATAAAAGAAATTTACCCATCCTTTAATGATGACCTTGTTTTGATTGCCGATAAAGATTTAATTAACAAATAGAAAGTCGATGATATTTATAATAAAAATATTATGAGTGAATTTGATTTAAGTGAGCAGTTAAAGGTTGAATTGTTAAGAAGAAATCTTTTAGAACAAGAAGAAGATAAAACAGAGGACAAAGAAGAGGATTCAAAAGAATCTAACACTAATGAAGGTTTTTGTGAAATGATATGTCATTTATTGCAATCACAAACTCAAGTACACGTTTTTCATTTAGGAACAAAATCATATTCTGAACACAAGGCACTTCAAAAATACTATGAAGGTATTGACGCATTAACTGACGGTTTGGTTGAATCTTACCAAGGAAAGTATGGTTTGATGACTAACTATAAATCATATAAGATGAGTGGTTATAAAAGCGGTAAACAAGTATTAAGTTACTTTACACAATTATTAAGTGTTATTGATAAAAATAGAAACGACGTTGAAGATAGTTATATCCAAAATCAAATTGATACGGTACAAGAACTGATTTATTCAACAATGTATAAATTAAAGTTTTTATCTTAACGAACTGAAATAACAACCCAGATAGAATCTGGGTTTTTTTCATCTATATCATATTCTTGAAAAGGATCGTTGTAAGGAACGTAAGAATCTAATATTTTAATTTGATTAATTGATGGTGGACTCTCTATTTCGTCACTTTCTTCACTACTTAATGAAGTCCCTAACTTTAAATTTCTTAATTCATCATTTAAAGTGTACGTTATTAGAAGTTTCTTTTCCCAAAACAAATCTTCACTCTCAACCTCACCTGAACCTCCACATTCATCACAATTTTCTAACCCACTTCCAGAACAATTACCGCAAGTAACTCCCCCATCACCATTACATCCATAACAAGGATCACCAGTTTCATCTTCACCCGATCCATCACAAAGATCACAAGTGGATTCACCATTAGTGTCACATTCATTGCAATCAAACGCTCCATTACCCTGACATTCGGGACACGTAAAATATCCACTACCCAATTCACTAAAGATCATACTTTCAATAATAGTAAATTGATTTAAAACATCGTTAACCGATTGATCAACATCACCCTCCAAATCATATAGATAAACCATAAATGATAATCTAATTTTATCTGTGTTTGTAACTCTTTGGGTTAAAATCTGTAGAAATTCATCATCAGTGATTTCTTTGTAAATTTTTGAAGGATTAAAAAGATAGTTTTCACCTTGATCGTCAATTATATGATTGTATATTTGTTTTGTAAAAATCTTGTATTTTTTTTGATCTAAAGCCATCTTCCCTTTTAGTTATAAATATTGTATAATTATAATATGGAAAAAAATCCACAAATAAATAAAGATTTGTTTTATCATTTGGCGAGACACCATAGTATAGTGTTCCCACCTGATGGGATTTATAATTCTGAATTACCAAGTTTATTTATAGAGGATGGTAGGACGTTTAAGATTGAAGGTAATAAGAAATATCTTAAACATAAACTACTTGAAGAGGTGGAATTTAGTAACCCTGAATTAATTAATGACGATAACATCGGATCAACAAATAAAACAATAAAACACTTTTTAGAAAGTGCATCAAAAATAAGAAAATAATGGCACATCCAAACCTACATTCAAAAAGTTCAGCCAAAAAGTTTGGCGGAAAATGGGAAGATTATATACATCTACACAATTGGTTAGATGAGAGTAAGGGTTGGTACGGACATTCCTTACATAGAGCCTTCAGACACCATTCAGAGGGGATATTTGAAATGGAACAAAAGTTTGGGTCTGAGTTTATAAATAGTGATGGGAAGATTGTTTACACAAGATATGTTGGGGAACAACACGTAAAAGAAGATTGTGACGGACACATTCCTTCGGCATCAGAGTGGATGAAAATATTAATATCAGGTGAGAGACCTACTTGGGTAACAAGAACTAAAAAGTTGGAGTTTGAAGATTAATGTATTTATAAATAAATAAGCAGAATGGAATTAACTGAAATACAAAAAAAAGACCTACAAAAATATTCATTATTACTTAACTCATTAAATGAAGAAGATGGGATAAGTTGGAGTAGAAATTATTACGACGGTGAATGGGAGGATGACTTAGGAGGACCATTTTATAATGGTAAGTATACTGATGAACCAAGTTTCATACCTAAATCAATAGAAGAATTATTCGACAACATTGTGGAAGGATTTGACACTAGTAATTTTTATGATGAAATGTATGATAACGAAACTGGAACTTTGTATTTTGAGATTAATGCTCAAGATAGACAAGTTGTTGTGACATATGAGTATCCAGAACTAAATTCTGAGGAAACAAGTGTAACCAAAACTTTTGTTGATTTAGCTAATATACCTAACCCTTGGTATAGTCAAAATAACCCAAATAAACGTGAAAGGTTTTTAGATAAGGAATTCATTAATGAATTAAAAACTAAATATGGTAATGAAATTTTGTTAACATATGAAGGTAGTGGTGATGAAGGATGGATAAATGATTTTATGGAAACTGACAAAGGGGAAGTTAGAATGGATTCACTATTGGAAGATATATCTTACAACGTCATTGATTTGTTTCACGGTGGTTGGGAAAATAATGAAGGGTCTAATGGGTCGATACTAATTAATTTAGATGATGAAGATATTACAATTACACACAATAACAATTATGTTGAGGAAGTCCTAAAACATAATTTTACATTAAACTTCTAACTGAATATTTATCATTAATGGAAAAGTTAATAAAAGAAGAGATATTAAGAATCTCAGAAGTGATGAGGATCCAAACTCTAAACGAATCAGAGTATATGGAGTGTGGGAGATTTTCGGACAACAAACAAAAAATGTTGCTTTGCAAAAAAATCGCATCATTAAAAAGCTGGTTACATAAAGACGATGGACTTGGACTTAAAAGGATTATTAACAATAAAACCGAAGAACTTAAAACAGACGTTCCTGATTCCTTGAAACAACAATTCATTAAGGGGGCGGAACTACTCCAATCATTAGGTAAGATAAGTGAGAAACAAAAAGAATACTTTATAAATAACAAAGTTAATTCAAGTAAGTTAGTTTACATAAATGGCGAATGGCAACCAATTAATAAGTTGAATACCAACTATTCGGATCTTTCTGAGTTGATTACGGATTTAATTTATAAAGGTGGTGAAAATGCTAAACCCACAATACAATCTATCATTAATAACCCAACCGAAGGATTAAAAAAAATCAAACCATACATTGGAAGATTGGTTGATAAGTATTTTGAAGATCCTAACGTACTATTGGATTATACTAAAAACATTCAAAGAGCAAGTGCGATCGGTGAGAGTGCTGAGAATAGAATTAAAGAAACCTTAGAGGATATGGGGTTTGAATCCGAATATAGTGGAGGTAATGGTGATCTAATTGATATGACTTTTGGTACCGATCTAATAATGACACACCCAACTCACGGAACAAAAACAATTCAGGTTAAAAATTCAGAAAGAGCTTGGGATAGAAAAGATGCTTACTCTTATGTTGATTGGGTTATTATTGCAAATCCTTTTACTATCTACGATAATAAAACTAAAAAACCTATTCAGATATGATGACACCAGGGCAAATGTGGGTTAAAAGAAGATATAAGGATCTTATAAGTGATGTTGAAGAGGCAACATCTCTCATAAATGTTGAGGATCATAAAGACTTCAAAGACTATGCTACTGAAGTATATGATTCGGCTTTAGATATCTATATGTCACATACTGACCACGAGTTAGATAATTTTTGGGACATATATAGTAGTATAATGGATTCAATGGAAGATATTTTTAATGATCAGTTGAAAGATTATTACGGTAATTCTGAAGAAACCCTAAATGAAAACTTTGATCAGATTCTTGATTTATACAAAAAAGTTAAGGAAGGCGAAAAGTTAAAACCATCCGAACAATCTATGATGAGGTCGTTTAAAAATTTTGTTGATAAAGGTGGTAACGCAGAAGAGTTTGTTTACGATCTTGATCAAGAGATGATGCCAGATGAAAGAGAGGGTGAAAGATTTAGATGGGAAAGACACGGAACTCCTTTAACTTATGAGTTTTCCGAAGAATATGAATCAGATGGGGAAATAAATTACTTCGGTGAGATAAAATATATGGGCGATGAATTCCTTGGGGTTATCTCAACAGACAAAAGAGGTTATCTAACCGATTATGACTTTTATAGTGTGTTCGATGAAGAAGTTAGATTACAGGATATTTTAAAAGAAAATGGACTCGAACCTGAAATAACCAACTTCTTTCAAGAAGAGATAATCAATTCATTAAGAAAATGAAAATAGTTATCACGGAATCTCAAATGAGAATGGTGATTGAGAGTTCAAACAAACCCACTCGTAAATCCGAAATTCTTAAAAAAATGTGGGATAAACAAACTAAAGAGAAAGGTTACCCGACTTTTGATGAAGATATCTTAGGTTATTTCGGTATAGATAGATGGACGGATATTAGGGACTATGGTGAGTTCTTCAATGATTACATTGGCGGAGAAGAAAAAACTATGGAAATAATTGATAACTTATCAATTAATAACTTCTCAACAAAAGATTTTCCTGAAATGTTTGTTGGTGGGTATGACTTTGATTGGAGAATCACTAATGTTTACGTAAAAGATGATGTTTATAAAATAGAGTGTCAAGTATCAGAAGGGGGATCTGTTACCACTATGGATGGTAGACACTTATCTTTAGAAGATGCTTTGAATGATGATGAGGTTGGATTTGAGATACAGGGTGAAGTAAGTGGAGTTATACAAGATTGTTTAAACTCATTAATATATCCGAGAACGGGAATAAAGGTTTTAGTGTATTACGTGGAGATATGAAAATAATAATTACAGAATCACAATTAAAAACTATAACATTTCAAAATACGGTTGATATGTCATTTGACGATATCAAAAAAAAATGTAATAAGATGAACGAACTTGGCGCCGATGCCCCTGAGATTATTAGTTTTGATGTTTGTGATCAAATAGAGTCAATTTCAAAAGTTGAAGTTGTAAATGTGTATAAAACAAACAATATGATTGAAATATCGATTATTGTTTATTACGAAACTATTTTTCAATCGTTAGATGTTGGTGGATTCCTCTATGAGTTAGAATATCATTTGAGAGAATATTTAGGGAAAGGGAACTTTAAGTTAAAACTACTTAATTCAATAAATACAAGAGAGGACTTTAACTGGTGATGAAAATAATAATAAGTGAAAATCAAATGATGAGTTTAAGGTTCAGACGAAGAGGTGTGGAACTTGATAAAATAAGTGATATAATTGAGTATCAAACTGAAATACAAGATCCTTGTAATTTTGATGATGGTGAAGAATATGCGGATTTTTGTATAAACCAAGGAATTAGTTTTTATTATTGTGATGAAAATTATTGTGATGAAGATGATGAGGATTACAGAGAACCTTCTGATGAAATGATTGAGGTTAGAGAAGAAGTTGAAACATACCTAAATAATAAGTACTATAATTATTTAGTTAATTTATGGGAAGAAGATGGAAATTGTGATTAATATGAAAATAATACTAACAGAAAAGCAGGCGGATAGAATATTCAAAGACGAGATTGTTTGTGAGAAATGTGAACACTCTTGGAATAAAGAGGAGGGTGATAGACATCCATACCTTTGCCACGATTGTGGTTGGGACCTGAAGGAACAAAAATATGACAAAGAAAATCTTTATAAGTTTTGGAAGAAGAAATTATCTAAAGATCCTATTGAGGAAAAATGGTCTGAAAAATATAAAAAATCAATAAATTGTAAAAACCCAAAAGGTTTTAGTCAGAAGGCTCATTGTCAAGGGAGAAAAAAATAAGTCATTTATGAATTTAATTACATTTATAATACCATCGATTAATAGACCCACAATAGACAATACAATCCAATCCTTACTTAATCAAACTAACCCAAATTGGAGTTGTTTTGTTCTTTACGACGGAGTTGTCGGGAAAGAATTTAATGACCCAAGAATACGAACATTCAACATAGAAAAGTTAGGAGTAAAGGGGGAAAGACACGGAAATGCTGGGTTAGTTAGAAATGAAGGGATTAAAATGTGTGAAACAGAATGGATTGGATTCTTAGATGATGATGATACAATACACGAAGATTATGTTAAAACACTTGTAGAAAAATACTTACAATATGATTTTGTTGTTTGGAGAATGAAAACAACCGACGGTAAGATATTTCCCGAACTTTCAAGAAACAATCTTATTAGAAACCGAGTTGGTATATCAATATCGTTTAAGACTACAATACCTAATATGTTATTCGACACTAATGACGATGGTGAAGATTTTGAGTTTGTCGATAAATTACAAAATACCACGAACAATTTTATAATTGCACCTGAGATCTATTATAACATTAGACACTAAAAACAATTTATTAAAATTAATTTTTTCCTATAGTTATAATAAAAAAAGATATGGGAATGCCTTTAATTGAACAAAACGCTGGTTATGCTTTAGGTAATTTTATAATGTTAACACCAGGGATAAAAAGGTTATCGGAAAAGGTAGGTCATAAAATAGATGTTTTTTTCACAATACCTTACGTTAAAGATTGTTTTATTGATTGTGATTTTATGAATCACGTAGGTAAATTACGAAGAGAACCAACGTTCTCCTCAAAAATGATTAATCTAAATGTTCCAGATTACGAATACACATTTGAATTAATGGTTGGTGAAAAATGGACTGACAAATACCACACATATGTTGATCCCGCAATTGAAATACCAAAGAATAACGGAGATTATTTATTGTTATTAAATGGTTTGGGTGGGTTATCACTTAACGATAATGATCCGAAACCAAAATGGTACGGAAAGAAGGAAGTACCTGAAGAGATATACGACCTAATAAAAGAAAATAGTAACTTACCAATTTATTTCACGGGATCGGAATCAGATATGAAACAAAATCCTTGGATGGAAAAGATATGTGATAGAATTGAAATTGGTGATATCCGAAAATCATTATCATTAGTGAGAGATGCTAAAAAGATTATTTCTAACGATACTGGATTAGCACATTGTGCTGGTGCAATGAATAAAGATCTCTTAATACTTTGGAAAGATACTCCATTTATAAAAAATCAAAACCCCGGTAAAAATACAAGATACTCCCAAAAAGAAAGTTGGATAAAAGATATTAATGAATACTTAAGTTAATGCACATTATAACATTTTACGATAAAAAGATAAAACCATTAGTTGTTGATTTACAACAAAAAGTTTTTAATAAATATGGTTTCACAATTAACCAAATTATGGTTGAGAATTGGACAACACACGGAGATGCGGTTGACAATTATTTGAAAGACATATATGACCCTGAAGAGATAATTGTTTTATTTGACATTGATGCAATACCATTAAATAAAAAAATAATACCACTTGCAGTTGAATGGGCTAAAAATAACGTTGGATTATTTGGTAATGCTCAAGTGGCTTCTAAATTAAAACCACCACATAACAAATTTATTTTTGCGGCACCATCATTCTTAGTTTTTAGTATAAGAACATATAATGAGTTAGGGAGACCATCCTTCAATACGACTAACAGATCGGATTGTGCTGGAGAACTTTCTCACATTGCGACGGAAAATGAGATGTCAATTAATTTATTATTTCCTAATCACGCTGAAATACCAAATGTTAAACTTGATGAGAATCATAGTTTTGGGTATGGAACAACATATGGTAACAATACGTACCACGCATTTGAATCTAGGTTCGGTAAAAAAGATGTATTCTTTATTAATAAATGTAATTCAATATTAGGGGTATGATTATGGAATATGATTTTTGTGTTTTAATTACAACCTACAATAGATCGGAGATGCTTTATAAGTTATTGGACGATATTGATCGTAATAAAAAAGATTATAAAATATTAGTTGCGGTCTTTGATGATGGGTCGACTGAAAAAATAGATTTGTCAGGAAGAGATGTTATTAAAATAGGTATGTTTCCAAATATGGGTAAGAAGAAATATTACGTTACATACAACGCAACCTTTAGTTTTGTTAAAAACGTAAATTCAAAGTATTTTATTTATTTACCTGACGATATTTCTTTAGTAGATAACTTTTTTGATGAAACCAAAAGATTATACGAATCGATAGACTCGACTAAAAAAATATGTTTAAGTATATTAACTGACGATAGGGTTAATAAATCACATTGGGGTTATAAAAACCCAAAAGATTTAGGTGAGGTTTTGCGGACACAATGGAATGACCTATGTTTCATATGTGAGAAGAATTTCTTTGAATTACTTGATTATAGGGTTAATGCGATTAGCGAAAAAAGATGGATTAATGATCCGCTAATAAGTTCTGGTGTTGGTCATCAAATCACCCAAAGACTTAATAGTAGTGGTAAATTTTTGTATCACGTAAAAAAATCATTAGTGTATCACGGAGTTCACGAATCCAAAATGAATAAAAACGAAAGAAAAAAGAATAATTTAATCACAATATGAGTGAAAAAAGAATAGTTAGTGTTGCGTCTTACAAAAGAATAGATAGTTTGGTTAAAACAATCGATTCAATTTATGATCAGTGTGATGAGATTAATATATTTTTAAATGATCACGAAGGGGAAATTCCCCCTCAATTTTTAGATGAAAAAATAAACTTATATTTTTCCGATAATAGGTATGGGGACGCACTAAAGTTTGCAAAATTAATTGATTCGGACGGTTATTACCTTACAATAGATGACGACTTAATTTACCCACCAAACTACGTTGACCATATGATCACAAGGTGTAAAGAGTTTTCAAATAAGAGGGTTATAACCCTACACGGAAGAAAGTTTTCTAAAGAACCAATAAAATCATTTTATAGTTCTTACATTGAATTTTATCATTGTCTTAGACATCAAAAAAGAGACGCGTTTATACATTTTGGAGGCACTGGTGTTATGTGTTTTCATACAAGTTTAATGAAAATACCAATCACATATTTTGAACATCCAAATATGGCAGACGTATGGGTTGGTAAGTATTGTATTGAAAATAATATTGAAGTATTATCAATTGCTCACGAGAAAGATTTCTTGACATACCAACCACAAACAACAACGATATTTGATACTCATTCTAACTCAGATACAATACAAACAAAAATAGTAAATGATTTGTTTAACCCAAGTAAGGAGGTAAACGTGGTAATAGAAACACCACCTATTCATACTAAAATAGAAAAAACTATAGAAAAGAGCCAAAAAACTTTAAATTATGAAATGGTAAACAAAATATTTGGGAACCAACACCACTCCACGCCCAAATCGATTAAACCCGTCCAAACCCAACAAACAAGACCTTCAGGTAATGTCCATATGTTAAGTAAAATAATGGGTAAAAAAAGAGGTAGATGAGTTTAAGTGTAATTATACCTACATATGATAATGTGGATTTTTTGGATGAACTATTCGACTCAATTAAAAAAAATCAAGCTAACTTCCCCTTTGAGGTTTTAGTAGGTATTGATAATTGCGAAAAAACAAAAGAATATATTAAAGATAAAACCTTCCCACCTAATTTCTTCTTTTTTTTCTTTTTGGAAAATGTTGGACCATATAAGATAAAAAATACTTTGTCTGAAATATCAAAATATGATAATTTATTTTTCTTTGATTCCGATGATGTTATGACGGAAAGTTGTTTATCTGAATTAAATAGTTTGACCTTAAAATATGAATGTGTCAAACCCAAATTTATAAACTTTAGAGATAATAATTTTGGTAGGGATTATAAAGACGAAAAGGGGCTTTACGGGGAAGGAGTATTCGCAATAAGAAAGAACTTATTTCTTGCAATGAATGGATTTGAGGGTTGGAGATGTGCTGCTGATTCGGATTTTATGGGTAGATTATATAGGATGAAAAGAAAAATTAATTTAACAAGTAATATATTATTTCATAGACGACTACACCCAAAAAGTTTAACATTAAGTAATGAAACGGGGTATGCCTCCCAAATACGAGGTAAATATTTTAGAATGTCAAAAAATAAAACTAATTTCGGTCCATTGACGATATTAGAGAAGGCTGACTACCAAATGTTGGATAATACTACGATTGAGTGGTCAGAATCAATTTCTGTGATAGAACAAAATGAAGTTGATCTGATAAAAGATCTAAAAGATAAGAAGCACCGATTATTAGAAACAATCTTCCAAAACCTACCAAAAGAAGTTAAACCAAAAGAAGTTAAGGTGATTGATTATAATAGGGTGAATCAGAATAGTAATACCCAAACAACGAATACTTTAAATAATGCCCTGAAAAAGGCCAAATTAGAAAACCTCAAAAAAAATTATGGAAGAAGATAGTTGATTTTAAAAAATTAACTATATTTGTTCTATGGAACACAGCTTAAAAATAGGGAGAGCAATTAAATGTACGGATATTAAGTTTGTTAAAAAATTAATTAAGAAAAAAGGAATTGAATTCCAAGGAAGATTCCAAAGACCTAATGATTGTACCATCAAGGTAGTTAATATTCGAAAATATCAAAACTTATATTACTCTGATAAATGTGTTTACGAGGTGGACGTTACTGTTAAACTTAATGAATACTACTACACTTACTTTAATAGAAGAAATAACATCCACGCAAATAAACGAATTAGAAACTACCAAAATATAACGGATCTTTTAAATGAACTAGTTTATTTTAACATTAAGGATATACAAATTTCAAAAATTACTTTTGAACAGTAATTGATTATATTTATTAATATGAAATTATCAATAACTGAGCAACAATATAAGATCATACAATCTCGATTAAATTATAATCAAGTACTTGAGGAGATGGTATTTAAACTTTCCATCCTTACTGAAGATGAAGAAAGACAACCCGATATGGAGTGGGATTTCACTGAAGTTAAAAATGAGTTAGACCTTTCAAAACTATGGGTTAAGACCAAAGAAGACGCAAAAGAATATCTATCCAACTTAAAAGAAAAGATTAAAAACCTACCAAGTGATTTAAAAAAAAGAATATTAAAATATGTTCTATATTCTTTCTTAGGGTTATTATCGTTAAACCAAATCAACAATTACTTAGAAACACCATTACAGAATGTTGTTAAAACAGAGAAGAAGATTTTTAAATCTATGGAGATCCCAAGGATTCGAAAATCTTCTGAAGGGATCTTTAACCATTTAAAAAGAGAGGAAGGGTCTGTTAGACATAAAGGCGAACCGATTTTAACAGCATACGACATTGGTGACGGAGCATATACAATAGGATATGGTCACGCAATATTTCCAGGTGAAGATGAGGGTTATGAATTCTTACCTAACTACAATGATATCGTACCAGGTCAAACTGCAATAACCAAAAAAAATGCTGAAACATTACTTAAAAATGATATCATTGAAGCTGAAGGTATCATAAATAAAATTTTAGATGATTGGGAGAAAAAAGGTATTAAAACAAAAATAACGCAAGGTATGTATGATGCGATGGTGTCAATGGCATACAATATGGGTAGTGGAATTAGGAAAAGTGATTTCATACAAGCGGTTAAAAGAGGTGATTTAGAAGGAGCCAAAGAATTGATCCTTCAGACAAGTTCACATATGTTTGATAAATTCCCTGGCCTTGAGGTGAGAAGGAATAATGAATATAATATGTTTGTATGATGAACGATAAAAAAATATTAAGTTTATTAAAAAAGTTTGAAGGTGGCACCATTGATGTTGATGGGATGATACTCACACCAGTAAAAGTGTCCGAAAAAAATGAATATGTTTATTTTAGGGCTCAAAATCCAAACGATGTGCCATATTTTAGACCAATATTATTTTATAAACTTGAAGGTGTGTTGGATGAATTTGGGGATTATATAAATCAAAAATTAAAACCTATGATTCATAACGAAGACATTGATAATGGGTTATATTTGAGTGAAGAGGTAACCGAAAAAATACAAAATGTATTAAATAATATTTCCGTTATAACTTTTCATTATCCCGACAAATATAGTGAGGTTAAGATTTATGGGGTTTCTGAAGGATTTAACACTGATTGGGAATTTGATAATTACTCAATAAAAAATATATTTAAACCATTAAGAGCATCCGTTAACGGTAAAGAGGAAAATGTTGGTGAAGCTGTGGAAAAATATTACGATTTTTTAGAAGAGAAAGAAACGTATTGGGAGTCAGAGCGTTTGTACTCTAACATAGACGATGTGATTAATGAATATCCACTTTTACAGGACTACTATAGTGATACCGCTACATATTACGCAACTAGGTTTAACTTAAAATCTTAACATAAATCAAGACATTTTTAATTTACAAGTCCCGATAAAAGGATTATGTTTTGGTAAGAAAATAAACCAAAATAAATATAAAAATGAAACAATTAGTAATTGACCCATCTCACTCTGACTTGGGATTTAAAATTAAACACTTGATGGTATCAAATGTTAAAGGAACATTAACTGATTATTCAGGTGGAATGAAATACACTATGGATGATATGTCAGATGCTGAGGTTAGATTTGAGGCTGAAGTTAAATCAATTTCTACTGGTAACACAGATAGAGATAAACACCTTAACAATGAAGATTTCTTCAACACGGAGAGGTTCCCTAAAATGTATTTTGAATCAACTTACGTTAATCTTGACAATGGAAAGATGAAAGGTGAAATGACAATCAAAGATACAACAAAAGAAATTGAGTTGGACATCGAATACAATGGTAAAAATACGGATCCTTGGGGTAACACAAAACACGGATTTGAAATTAGCGGAGTAATTAATCGTTCAGATTATGATCTTACTTGGAACGCGACTCTTGACACAGGAGGAGTATTATTAAGTGATGAGGTGAAGTTAAACTTAGATGTTCAGATGTTAGAAATGGTAGAAAATTTAGAACCTCAATCTGAAACTGCGGAATAATATAATTTTCGTACAACACAAAACTATAAAATCCCTACATAATTGTGGGGATTTTTCTTTTATTAAAGTATTTATATGTGATGAAAAGTTTAATTAAAAAAGTATTACAGGAAGAGGTTAAAGGTATTTTAACTGAAAGTGGTATAAGAAACATACGTGAATTAGCAAAGAGATACCCAATGGCTAAAATTTACTTTCACCAAGATTTGGATGGAGTAACTACGGCTTTAGCGATGAAAAACTATTTGGAACAACACGGGATCAAAGTTGTTGATGCTGAGATAATCCAATATGGGGACAAAGAGTTTGCGATTAAGAAACAAGATGCTTCAGGTGATATAATGCCAGTACTTGTTGATTTTGCTCACGGAAAACCAATGTTTGTTATTCATACAGATCACCACGATACTCAAGCGGGTGTTGAAAAAGGAACCTCAACAAACTTTAAACCATCAAGATCAAACGTTGAGACGATCTCTCAAACAATTTCACCAAAGGATATCTTCACCAAAGATGATATTGAGTTAATTTCAATGGTGGATTCGGCTGACTACGCAAAGAATGATATCACACCAGAACAGGTAATGAATTATTTGTATAAGTTCGATAGAGAAAAATCAGTAGGTCAAAACAAAAAACTATTAGGTTTGATTACAAACAAACTTCTTTTAGCATTTAAAAACAAACCTAATTTCTTAAGAGATATTGTTATGAATGCTAAACCATCTTTAATGAGTATGTTATTAAACATTAAAGATCAGATGAAAACAAAAGGGTATGCTAGTATTGAGAACTTAGAAAAAAACAAAGAAGATTATGTTAGGTCTCAGAAAATGAATCCAAACGTCGATCTTCAAGATAAAGTAATCGTTCAATATGGTGGTGGTAATATGATGAGACCTGGATCATATGATCGATTTACTCCATTTAGAAATAATCCTGAAGCTGACTTCTTGGTAATTGCTTGGCCAATGGGAATGGTTCAGGCATCTTGTAATCCATTTAAGAAAGAAAGAGCACTTAAAGGTGTTAACTTAGGTGAGGTTAAAGATGAGGTCTTAGGTAAATGGGAATCTCAATTAAGAGAAAAAATGATTCCATTATCAACAATAAAGTGGGTATCTGAATCAGGAAAAGATTTCGGAGGAGAGTCAGTTGGATTTACATTCAAAGATTTTATGGCACTTTATGGTGATAAATTCGATGGATCAAAAACAAGTGAAAAATCTTTAGAGGTTATCAAAAAAGCAATGGATACACCATTCAAGGAATTATCCGAAAAAGAAATGGACTTAATGGATTCTATACAAGTTAGCGCTTGGGATTTAATAAATGCTAATAGTGGTGGACACAAATGTATTACAAACATATCGGCATTGAATTACTTTGGTCGTGGAAAAAGACCACCAAAAGGAAAATATAGTTACGATGCAAATGCTGAAGATTCGGCATATGTTAAGTTTACGAAGATGATCCAACGTGAGTTTGCAAGAGTTCTTAAAGAAAAGATTGCAAAAGCTGGTGACGAAAGATATGAACCTGAGTATGAGATTGATGTTAACGAATCGGTTAGAATTACCAAATCAAAAATCAAATCAAAACCTTATAAAATCAACAGATAATAAACTACGCAAGATTCTTTAGAACCATCTCCAAAGAGTAGATGGATTCTTTGTCTTGTTTAGTTTTATTTGTCTTAGATCTTAAGTAGTTCAAACTATCAATAATTTCTTCTCTCTTACTTTTTGATCTCAAAGGTGGGGTTACCAATGAGGGAGTTTTTCTTGTATTCGCCTTACTTAAATTATCAGATCCAAGAAACTCTCTAACAATCTCTAACGACTTATCAGGATTCCAAGTGAAGATGTTAACCAAAACGTATGCGAATATCTTTTTCATATTATAAAGATACAAAATATTCAACACATAACTATCTTTAAGGATATTTATTTATAATGAAACAACTCATCAGACATATATTAAAAGAAGAAGTTAATCGAAAATATTCTAAACCTACACCAAAGGTAGAACAACTTGTTTATAGATGGTTAAATGATTATTTTAATGGTGCTCAAATGTACCACAACAAATCGTGGGAATCAACACATAGTTTTGAATTTTGTAATCACGGAAAAGAAATATTACATATTACTTTATATTTTAATGTTGATTATAGTGTTTATGATGATAAAAGAAAAACCGAAGAAAGAGATCTTGAGCGAGGTTACCTAACAGTTCCAAAAAATGTATTTGAAGAGTTATCGTTAGATATTCCTGTAAGGGCAAGTTATTTAAAATACCTTTTTGAAGAATGGTTTGACGATACTTATTTAGGTGAAATTCAAAAGTTTATGGGTAGAAATGATATCTATATTGATGAATTTGATGTTACTGGTAGAGACGCTGAAACTTGCGTACCACCAGTAACAAAACCTGAAGATGTGAGTGATGAGGATATGATACAATATATTCTTAAAACCACACTTTTTAAAAAAGATGATATATTAAAATATGAAAATGAAGAACCAGGTTGGATTGAAAAAACTTATTTAGAAAAACTTCGCGGTGATGAAATGGAAAGATTAAGAGGACAATGAGAGAACTAATAAGAAAAATATTAAATGAAAGTATAGTCAAGGATCAAGTTAAACAATTGATTGATGATGAAGGTCTTGCAGGTGCTATAGAATATATTGGTGGTGCCGATAATTTAATTAAGATCTTATATAATGGTGATATAATGAAATACTACGAAGAAACGGGATTCCGACCGATAAGATTAACTATAGATCCCAATTTATATATTGATGATCTAATTGTTCAAAAGTTAAATTTACCATCAATTAGGTTTTCAGGTCAAGATATGAAAGATTTAGGTGAGTTTAGTTGGACAACTAATGGTCATACTTATAAGTTTAATGCTCAATTGATACCAAGGGATCTTTACTCAGGTCAAAAAATATGGAGAGTTGTTGGTCAATCAGGTGATTATGGATTTGGTTATTCATTTATTACTAAAAGAAATACATTAGGTAAAAGGGCAAGAACACAAATATACAACCAAATAATAGATAAATACGATTTACAAGAGTACCTGTGAGAGAACTAATTAGACATATCTTAAAAGAACAATCGAATAAACTTAAGTTATTAAAAGTAATTCAAAATGAAGGTATTTTTAGTGCCGCTGAACTTGTCGGTGGACTAAATAACCTTAAAAGAGTATTCAAAGATAACAAGGCAATAATTGATAGAATTGAATCTCTTAAAGGTAAAGTCACCTTTGGTTATGATGGAATCGATTTCCCGTTCAACTTTGATATCATTGGAATGAAGGCAAACAAGTGGAATACTAATTTTTGGCCAATAGTTAATGTTACTTATGACAATAGTGAATTAACTGAGGAGGAAGATAACTTGGTTAAACGTTTTATTATTGAAGGACAAGATAGTCCATATAATGTTTCTTTAGATAAAAATTACGAAAAAATTAGGTTCAACACACCTAATTATATTACTATTAAGGAAATAAATGGTGAAAATGCTGATCAAATTGATTTCCCTATAGTACCATTTACAGATCCATTTGATGAAATGTTACAATTAAGAAGTAAGTTATATAAAAAAACATCTCTTTACGAAAGTGTTGAGGACACACAGAAAAACGTAATCAATTTTCTTATGAGAAGATATGAAGTTGAGGATAAAGATTTGGGTTGGGGTGAAGATAATTTACCGATGAGGTTAGTTAAATTCGACGTTAACGGACAAACCTACGTTATCACAAGTTTCGACACAAAAAGAAAACAGATAAATGAGATACTTTATATGTTAATCGAAAATAATATAATCGAGAGACCGTTTGAAAACTTTAACGAAAACGATCCGTATAGACAAAAAATAGTTAGAACAATTAAAATGTTTTTGAATAAAGTAATGTAATGAAAGAATTAATTAGACATATATTAAAAGAGGAGGTTAACAATAGTAAAAACATTACTAAAGGTATTAATCTTGCGGTTAAATTACTATCCAAAAAATATCCATTCATTGTTGGATGGAAATTGGCTAACGAATTAAATGATTATACATATACTATTTATGTGAACTTACTTGTAGATTTCCCAAAAGTTAAAGAATATTATGGACTTGAGACAAATAAAGTATATTTAAGATCTCCCGAATTTATTTATGACTCAGGACACGGAAAACCTTACCCTTTCTCTGCTTTGGATTATGATAAAGTATTTGATGACCCATTTTTTATTAATAAAGAGTTAGTGAATAATTTTTCTGACATATATAATGATTTACCTGATAGTTTAAAAATGGAACGTGGTGACGACAAATATAAAGATATAAATGTGGATAGTTATTTTTATGTCAAATGAAAAAATTACTTAATAAAATAATACAGGATTTTATTTTACCTGAATACAAACACGTAATATGTGATATTGAGGTTAAAGATCCAAATGAAAGATTTGATACCTTGGGAGGAACTCCATTTAAATCACCAAGTGTTACTATAACATTTATTGGTGGTCGAGGAACAAAACTTTGGCCCGTTACTCAAGGGATTCAGAAAATGTATGATGACGTAATGGATGAGGTTTGGCATACCATATATGATTATACTGAAACTGCTGTCGACATCTATAGCAACACCACAAAAGATTGTGGGAAAGAAAACATTTACCTTAAAGAACATATTAAAAAAGTTTTAAAAGAAGAAACACAAAAAATTAAAAAAAGAGCTCCATTGGAAAAGGCCGTTACAACTTTTATTGAATCGTTGTTGGAAGATTATGATCTACCTGAAAATTTTAAAGGAGTCGCTGTTGATATTGTTGATGGTGGTAAAGAATGTCATATTACAGGACTATTCGAGAATAGTTTTAATCAAAATGATTCTAATAAACTATTTTCAGTCTTCAATAAAATAAAGAAAGAAATACCAAATTATTTTGGAGACCAATTTGATTACGTAACAACTGGTAACTCAACCATAAATAATTATAACGATCATCAGTGGTGGTATGATAAGAAAAAATCAATTAATGAATCAAAATTCTTTCGTAGAAGAATTGATATGGTCCTGATGGACAAAGAATTCTATGAGTATTTAAATATCGTTACCAGTCTTTCTTTAGAAAGGATTCTTAATAATGTTGAATTTAATTTTAATGATTTCAACGACGGAGTTATAACTCACCTTATAGATGCTTACTATATGGATTTATCCGATAATAGATCAAACAAAGTACCTTATGATGAAATTTATGACTTCCTGTCAAAATATTATTACGATAAGATCAAAGATAGGTATGATAGTTTGTTTACCCAAAACATCAATGAACTTTTTAATCGAAAAGACATTAGAAGAAGAACATCTGAATTTAACGAGGAGAACATCATACGATTGATTAAAAAGGAAATGAGTGAAACAGACCCGAACGATTATTCGGATGAGTATGATTATGCTTCCGACATAATAAGTTGGGTTATTCCACATTTTTATCCATATAATGAATACGACCCAAAGTATGAGGACACATATGAGGAGATTGATGATTTTATGAAGATGGAATACGGAGGAATGATATTTGATTACTTCAATGAAATTAATCCTGATATTAACGATTTAAATGAATCGGAAAACAAAAAGTATGGATTACTTAGACCAATAGAAGAGAATGGTTTATTTCAGGTAATGCAAGACACAGGACTATCTCTTCAACAAATCATATCAAAGACAGGTGAACTACCAAGAGAAGTATTAGAGAGATACATTAGGGACTTTATAAATGAGGAAGGATATCATCAGACAAAAGGAGATGTAACGATAGAATTTTCAATAGAATTAGATAAAGATAAAAGTGCCGATTCATTTTATTTGTCGGGAGATAAGGTTACGGTAGAAGTAAATGAGTATGGTAAGTATGGTATGCAAATAAATGGATTTATAGAAAGACTATCAAACTTCACTGATAAAGAAATTTATATGGTAGTTAAAGGTATGATTAATTGGTGATAATATATTATTACATATTGATAGTGAAATGATGGGTAAAGTATTTGAAAAGTTATTTAAAAAGAAAGTTAATATTGTAAGAGGATATGGTGAATTATAAATAATTTCTACTATATTTGCCATATGGAAGGATATATCTATTTGGGTGAATACTATGATGTTCTCGGAAGAGAACTCGACACAACCGACAAGAAGATCGGGAAAACAATCTCTTTAACTCAAAGAGAGTATCAACTTAACAGAACAAAATCTCCAATAGGATATAAGATTATCTCTGCGTATATGGTAGACGATATGGATAAGGTGGAAAAACTATTACACGCCATCCTCGATAGTCGAAGATTGGTTGGGGAGTGGTTTAAAGATGATGAGGACACATTAACAGGTGAGTTCATCAACTTTATGAATATCTATGGGGCTACCACTATGGATATGAAACAACTCAAAGAAGAACAAATCTCATTAAGTGGTGATGAAAGATTAGTGAAGATCGCCGACTCATTTGGTAAAGATACGATGTTGATCCGAACATACAAAGGAATCGACTACGACGTACTATTAGATTCAAAAGGAATATTACACTTCAACGGAGAAACCTTTGACACTCCAAATAAGTTCTACAATAGTGGTTTACTTAAGTTCTTAACTGGTAAACGAGGTAATAGTGGTACCAATCAGGTAACTCAATTTAAAGTTAAGGAAACGAAGGAATCACTAAGAGAATTATAATTTAATGAAAACAATAATTAGTCAGGTGGCGGAATTGGTAACGTACATATAATGAGAGTTCTGCAGGCTCGCCCGAAAAGTAAGTTATATGGTGGTATAAATACAGGTTCGAATCCTGTCCTGACTACATAAAAATCCTTCACAATGGTGGGGGATTTTTATTTTAGTATATTTATTAGATATGAATCTTAAGGAACAAATAAAGAAAGTATTAAGGGAAGAGACAAACATTAAACCTGCGTTAAGAAATCTAATTGATATGGCGGTTGATGGATTAGACGACTTATATTATGATTGGGCAGAATATGATTGTGGTATGGGAGTATGTTGTGACCCATATGCAATAGGATTTGTAAAACAAACAAGTGAGTATAACGATTACACCTTCAAGTTGGTTGATGGAGATAAATGGGATGTGTATGGGGATTACCCTGAAGAATTTATTGATGACTTACCTGAAGTATGTTATGACACACCCGACCTTAGAAACCCAAACTTCAATACAATAATTTTATATGAAGAATTGGCTAGCGAAATTGAGGATTACTTCGGATCGGTTAAAAATTGGGAATCACCTCTATTGGATTTAATAAACGAAAAGTATCATAGTCACGCAACTAGAATATTATTCATATAATTCACAATAAAAATCACAAAATAATAGATGTTTTCGTTATTCCATATATTTATTAATTAAAGTAGACAACTATGGAATTAAATAGATTTAAACAATTATTAGAATCAACAATGGGCGATGCCAAACCATTGATCTCAGAACAAGAAGAAATGGGTTATACGGTCAAAAATGACGCAACTTTTGAAAATGCAACTAGTGAGGCTAAACCTGAGTTAAAGATTTTTAAAGGAACTAAGTTTGTTAAAAACGGTGATGTGTTAGTCGCTAACACTAAGTATCAATTTGTTGATAGTAGAACTGGGGTTAAACTAGGTTATGGACCAAAAGATGCGTTAAAATTTGAGTACGCGGGTAAAGTTACTTACAACTGCGCCGAGGGTAAATTTACGGTAAACGCATCTAAAGATAAGTATTTCCAACAATACGGCGGTCTAACAAAAGCTTTAGCTCCATTATGTAAAACAAAGGTTGCGCCAACGAACACCGAAACCAAATCAAACCATATATGTGACACAGATAAAACAAGTCAATTACAGACAGGTAGATCTTTCAAGTATTGTAAAAATGGTGAGGATTATTATTTCATCGGAACTGCAGGTGAGTTCCAAACTAAATACCCTGAATGGACACAGGCGAAAGGTACAGGTTTAGAATCAATCAAGACAAAGATATTCTATAAGTAAAATAACATTACATAAAATAAATAATTTAATCCTCCACTTGTAAAGATGGGGGATTTTTTATATATTAGCGGTAATGAAAGATCTGACGAAATATATTGACTCATTAGTGGAGGGAAATGTGGATAACTATGAGATAAACTTCAAAGATGGGGCGTATGTTGTTACGATCATAATAGATATTTCAGATAAAACTTTCCCTGCATATCTTCTTGTGGATATGTTAGCTATGTCACGTAGAGATATAGTTAGAAGAATGTTAAGTGGTTATTTACCTAAAAATTTATTTGTTGTAGATCACAAAGTGGTTGGTCAGGAGATAAATGTAAAATTAACCTATCCCGATGACATTAGAATAACAGGGTATGTTGATATGGACGACATTCAACCACTAAACATCGGTGACTACATTAATATGAGAGTAGATCCTTGTAATATAAACGACATATCTACATTCGTAACATATGATCCATTATGAATAAGTTAGAGAACATAATGTTGAGATACTTTGAGTTAATAAACTCATTACCTTACGATGAGGTAAAGATGGCTACGAGTTTAATGGAACCAATGGGGATTGTGGTATTAACAATATACGTTAAAACGATGGATGAAAAATACCTGTATCAAAAAATGATAAATAGGAAAAGAGTAATTGATATATTAAATGGTGAGATGTCATATATGTTCCCATATGTATTTTTAATGAAGTGTAAAGTAAAAATTTAAAAATGAAAAAGGAATTAAAAGAAGATCTAATAGCATTAACAATATTGGTGGTGATGTTTTCGGGGTTGGCAATGGGAGTGTTAGGTGGATCATTAACTAGTTCGTTAGGTGTTGCTTTATTTGTGGTGTCGATAATAGTGGCTTACTGGGTAACATTAGATTGATGATTCCGATTGCATAACCTATAATTGGTTTTGGAAATAAAAAAATAATGTATTATATTTGAAAAATATTAGTCAGGTGGCGGAATGGTAGACGCTAACCAAGTAAATCCAAAAGACAGCCTTGCTACTGCAATAGGTGTAGGGGATATGGATTTAATAGTATAATGTGCAGAATGATTACTAACGATTTACAGGTTCGAATCCTGTCCTGACTACAAAAAATTAAAACAAATAGATATGGACTTTGATGAAGAAAAAGAATGGGATAGACTGTGGATAAAACATAGAAATGCAATGATTCATATGTTAATATGTGGTGTGATACTCGGTTGGTGTATTGGAATTTATTGTTAACTAACAAATAGTCAGGTGGTGGAATTGGTAGACTCAGTCCTGACTACAAAAAATTAAAGATATGGAACAAGAGGAAAAACAAAAATTGATCAATCTAATGTTTGAGATGGTTTTAGCGACAACTAATGACCCTGTTTTTTGTAAAAGACCTAGAGGTGAGAGAATGGCTTGGGTTGCAAATAATCTAAGAGATATTGGAATTGACACACACCCAATCGGGATGAGTTGGGGTGTAATGGTAAGTGAAGACTTTAGAGATACCGTTGAAGTCATCAAAGATAATTTAGATAATTAATCATAGTCAGGTGGCGGAATGGTAGACGCTGATATTTGAGACTACAAGAAACCTAGGAACGGAAGTGGCAGCTCATACAGGTTCGAATCCTGTCCTGACTACGAAATCCTGAAAATACATACGTCCGTTTACGGCTATGGAAGTGGTTGACAGCTGGAAAGACAGCAAATAGTCAGGTGGCGGAAGTGGTGTACGCAGTGGTGTGTTAAATGTGGGAATAGACATAATCCCTAACCCTGAAAGGGGCTAACTGCTTGTCTCTTAGCTACAGGTTCGATTCCTGTCCTGACTAC